TTAGAATCCATCCTTAATTTATTAGCAAAGTATTTAAGAACCGTAGTGTCAGAGAATGCTGTGGTATCACCCCCGCCGGGAAGTGGCTGTATATCAGAAGTACCGTTAGGGGAGGAAGGCATTAAATAATTCTTAAAGAATTGAATCTTTGGTCTACCATCTATGCTTAATTCTCCACTGTCGGTGTTAAGTCTTATATCTTCTTTGTATATAGACATTAACTCTCCTAGCGTTTGCTTTGCTTTTTGTGGAGATCTAGTACCAATGGGAACTGTCATCGCCATTCTGTATGACGAGTTCATCACGTTCCAAATAATTCTTGTGTGCTCCATTATTCTTAGAAGATTAAAAGAGCGTATCATTCTTTCACAGTAACTAACCCTAGAGGATGTCCCTCCACCTTTAGCGTAACTTATATAAATTATCTGAGAATCATAAAGTTTTCTTGTCAGTGATGGATTGTCAGGATACTGTATCCATATATCGATAAAAGAACCATCTGGCTGTGCTTCTACTGTTGGTATTAAAGACCAGGGATCTAATTCTTTAAACCCAACTATATTTTTTCCCTTCTTATCAAAAACTATTTCGAATGCTATTATACCATCTACTAAAAATTTTCTAAATAAATGCCATGCGGAAATATCCTGATTGAATCCAAATAGGTTATAAATCTCTTTGTATCTTTTTTGAACTTTGTCGTATGTTTCCTCATCAACGTCATCATGTTGCATAAATGTGAAGTAAGCCCAAAAGTTTTTCTCATCATAAACTATGGACTCGTCACATATTGTATCTAATATAAATTCAATTTCTGGATTCTGAGCAAATCCCTGTAGATAGTGTCTTTTATTTTTATAGTCCTTATCAAAATAAGCTATGTACTGCTTAGTTGTAGTATCTGCTCTTCTTAAACCAAATAGGAATGATTCATCTTTAATTCCCCCCTTTTGTAGAAACTGAGCTTCAGTTATACCTACTGCTTGTGAATTCTTTACAACAAGATCTTCATAGGCCATTCCAAAACTACCTACTTTCTTTATACTATCTATAATAGAGCTAAAGAATGATTTTTTATCGTCGGTAAATCCAGCCATTAGACTTGTGAATTTTTATTATATATTTCATTTAACTGGGTCCCTTCAATTGATCGAGTATCCAGATATACTATTCTAGCCCAATCTTCAAAAGGAATTTCCATAACATCCTTAACTTTTTTCAAATCCCATGATCTATACGCATGTTTATAGGGGATTCCTTTAAGAATTGTTTCCATTATTTGATATTCAGTTCTAAGGGGAGCTTGATCTCTATCCTCTCCCGTTTCTTCTTTTTTTAAGTTTCTTTCTATCTGATCCTGGAATACACTTTGTACTCTTTCGAAAAATGCTAATCTAAAAATAGGAGATATTAAAACTAGATCTAATCCGTTAAATAGATTTTTCTTTTCGTAGTTATCATATCCAGTAAAAAATATCACTGGTCTTTTATTTATGAATTTTTTACCAGGTTCTAGCTTATCGTTATAAGCAAAGGAGTAAACTTTCCCTTGCAAAAAATTTAAAGGATTAAACTGGGAATCCTTATTGATATAATTTTTTACCCAGTGCATAAAAGATTCTTCGGGAAGGGAAGATAATCCCGACACTGAAAGTTTATAATCATTAAATTTTTGTCTAAAAGGTTGGATCATCTTATTATAAAGCTTTCGTTGATAGCACCGAATTTGTATCCTCTAGATTCAGCAAATCTAGTTGCTGCTTCAAACTTAGCTCTATTTGTTATCCACGTTTTGAGTTTTTCGTTGTAAGACCTTACTTTTTTTTCTGTTAGATTTCCAACAGGTTCTTTGGGCCTTTTATGAAGTGCATATTGATCCTCTGGTTTTATTTCAATTAACCAGTTTTCAATTTGATCGTCTAATTTTTTTACCTGTATATAGTAATCTATATAATATTTATGCTCTTTTTTATCAACTGGATTCCAATAATCTACACATAGGGATTCTGAGCTCCATTTTAATATATTTGGATTAATATCGCAATACTGACAGAATTTTCTCTCCCATGAACTTCTATAAATAATATTGTGAATATCCCCTATATATTTTTTAGGATTATTTGGAATGTAAAATCCCTGATCATATTTGATATTCTTATTAGGTTTAAGATTCTTAATATTTTTCATACGAATAGGCTAGATTTTGTATTTGTTTGTATTTTAAATTCGTCCCATTCTTTTTGAGTCATTTCTGCTTTAGCTCTATTTTCAAACCATGTTAATATTTGAATATTATTAATATCGAATTTATCTCCTCCTCTACTTACAGGAATAATATGATTTATTGTTGGTATACTCCATTTATTTTTATTTTTTATTCATAAATCATATATTTAATTAAATTTTTGATCATTGTATATTTTTTTAATAAAAGAATATACATATTCCTCTCCTTTGGTTGAGATCTTATATCTTGATACCCATCTCATAATAAATCTGAACTTTCCATAGTTTGTAAATTCTGACAGAGAAAAATTTTTAATTCCTAATTGTATCTCATAATTTTTAATCCTTTTTTCAGAATTCATTTTTTTACCTTTCATGGGAGAAGTTTTTCCTATTAGAGATTTAGATATTTTTTGTTTATGTTCTCTAGTTAGTATCCTATAAAATCTATTTTCGATCCCATCGAGCTTGATATTATTTTCAGTTAATACTCTTCTTATTATTTTAGGACCAATTCCCATTTTTACTGATATATTTTTTATGTTATCTCTTTCAACGGTATAAAGATTTATTATATTTTTTATTTCTAATTCTGTTAACACAAGTTTCTTACCCATTTAAAAATTTTTAATTTATATATCTCCAATTGGCTCGAAATTCCAATCACACATTATAATTGGAATTCTCTTCTCTTACTATTTTGGAGAAAGGAATGGTCTTAGGAGATTTAGGCGGATGTATTTTCTTCCAACCTTTCTTCATTCCGTTATGTGCTATTTGAGACATAAAGGCGAAAGGATTGTCAGATTTTTCTGGGTCGTATCTGTTCCAATACTTAAGAAGATCTTCTAAACCAGAGGATATACAATCTTCTCTGTCTTCATTATCTCTATAAGAATGGGTTTTGGATATCCCTTTTACTATAAGAGTAAACATTTTAACAGTCTCATCTGTTAGACGACCTTTTTCTTTGCTTTCTAGGAGAGCTCTTTTTAACTCTTTGTTTTTTATGTATATCATTCTTGTTGTGGAATATTATTTTGGAGCTTCTCTATCTGTTGTTCTAAATTAACCCTTAATTCTTCCAAATTTTTCCTAGAATTTCTAATTGTGTCTATACCTATCTTACCGTTTTCTTCACTAGAAGTTTCTAATCCTTTTATTTTTTCTAAACAATTTTTCAAATCGTCTAAAACAAAATTGAGTCTATTACCAATTCCCTCGTCTGGGTCTTTGGCAATAGACTCACTTATTGATTGTCTATTTACTTTTTTTTTGTATTCGGTGCGGAGGAAAGGTTTGCTACTTTATCTTTTTCTGCAAATCTTTTTCCGTTCTTTTTACTGTTTCCGTGAGCATCTGCAAAGTTAAAATCATCCTCATCCTCGATAAATTTCTTAGACTTTTCTGATTTACCTTTAGGTGCCTTTTCGATGTGTGAATTTTTTTGACTCTCTTTAAGGGTAGCTAAATTCATATTCTTAAGGTCTTGAATAAATTTAGCAGATCCTTTTAGGGAAGCACTAGGTGCTTTAGCAAGGTCTAAATTTTCTAAATTATCTAAGAACTTTTTACCGCTTCTCCCTTCTCGTTTGCTAGGAAGATTAGCCATGTTAGCAGATTTAGATTTAACACCTCTTCCCGTAAAAGGTGCTGATTTACCACTCTTAGGTAAACCTGCCATTGTACCTTTCTCATTGTTTATAAACTTAGCGGAAGAACCTGTTTTTTTATCTGGCGCATGTGCCAAGTGTTTTTTAGAAAGAGCTTCTATTCTAGAATCTTTGTGAGATCCTCCTCTATTACCTGGGGCATTTGCAAAGTTCTGGTTAGATTCATTAGTGTATTCTAAATCAAGATCCGGTGCTTTAATATCATATCTGTCAATTTCGTCTTCTAGATCTTCGACATCCGAAAAGAAATATTCTCCAGTTTTACCTTCCTTAAAAAGAATAGTATAAGTTTTAGAGCTTCCGTCTACTCCTATCACTCTGCCTTTATTTCCGTTTCTTTTTATTCTAACCTCAGTATCGATTGGATATCCAAGATCCTCGTTAACTGAAGGAACCTCTTTTGCTCTGTTTTCGAATCTAGAAATTTCAAGATTGATTTGGTTCCATCTATCTTGTAGCGATGAAATTTCATTGTAAATTCCTTCCTCTAATGTGATAAGTTCTTCAGAGCTAGCAAGCAAAGGATTTTCTCTCTTGGCTAAATCTAATTTTCTAAGCTGATTTTCTAAGATCTCTACGTTTTTAACTATCTCATTTTTGTCATTTTTCATTACACTTAAGAAAGCCTCTTCTCCTTCTAAGAATTCTGTTAGTGATTCAGAGATATCGTATTTGATAAAGTCTTTAACAATTTTAATTGCTTGAGTTGCATTTGCTTCGTAGATCTTATTTAATCTCATTGCTGGATTAACTGTTTGAACATAAATACCAGCTTCAGTTTTAAATAGATTAACTTCTACGTTCTCGTATACTTTAGATTTTATCTTTTTACCAAAATCGATATCAACGATGTCTTCAGCAGATCTAGCTACGAAAACTGCCTTATTGATTTTATGGTTAGCGCTTTCTAAAAGATTATTAGTGTTAACACTAACTGCAACAGGAAGATCTTCTTCGTTTATTCTTTTACCATCGAAGTAAACCTCTTTAGATTCGTTCGTAAAAACTATCTCTACCTTATTGTTTCCAATATTTAATAAAATCTTATTATTATCGATTTTTACGTCTCTATCGCTAACTATTTGAGCCTTATTTGCAAGTTCAGCAGGTATCTCATCCATGTTACATTCTTGAATAATTCCTGATTCGTGATCTATCTTTAAAAATTTATCAGAGGAGTAAAACAATGTCTTATTTTCATTAACTGATATAGGTGAATATAAATTATCTATCTTACAAACGCTGTTATCAAAACCTACATGGAATTTGCCACTGCTTTCATTTTCATAAAGAGACAGAAAGCTAACCAAGTTTCTAACCATTCTATTAAATCCAAAGCTTTTAAGACAATGGATTAAGGTATCGCTTGATTTATTTTCTGCAAGCAACCACGATTTCATTTGTTTAGTAGCATCAGAAAAAAGTTCCCTTCCTGGTGCATTTTTAATAGATTCATATGTTTTAATAACCTCTATTTCTCTTCTTCTGTTTTCAAAAATTCTTTCTAAATTTTCTAAAACTGGAACTACTGAATTTTCCCAAGAAAATGATTTAAGGTCGTTTAAAAGTCCTTCTAATACGAAAGCTTCAGAAATTCCTTTTCCTAATAATAAGTGCTCATATTTTTCTAAAAGTATTTTTCCTGCAGGAAGATCACCTAGAGAAGAATTTTTTAAAGCAGAAACCGTATTAACTAGACCAAAACTAAAAACAACGTTATTTTTAGGTTGTCCTGAAATATCAAAGTTTTGCGATTCTTTAAGCATTTGAGCTGTTGAGCCCCCAAGGAAAGTAGATGCAACAGGTTTTTTTTCTGATCCTAGTCCAGCCCAATCTCTAAGAGAATCTGCGGCATTTCTAGAAGTTTCCATATTTAATCTATTGATCCCCAGATTAATATTTTTTTCCATTTGTTATTCGCTTTTTTAGTATATATCTTACTCTATTAAAGTTTTTATATCTTTCTAAACTTGATTAAACATTACTACCCAAAATGACTTCAATGTTTACTCTAACTGAGTGCGGATTGTAAAGAAGCATTCCGCCTTCACTAAAAAAGGGAGATTCTATATCGCTTCCATTTGGGTCTAAGTCCCAACCTCTATTATTAAAATATGGAGATATGTACGATGGATTACCTGTGAGAATAGTAAGATTAGACATTGGCATATAAGACCCATTATATATTATGTTTATAAATCTGCTGGCAACCGGAAGTACCGACGGATAAGTTGCTTTAATCATAATAAAGCAAAGCTCTTCTAATCCTTCAGCATTTAATATAAGACTAGAATTTCCATAGACACAGCCGCTAAAACTTGAATAATTGTTTAGTATTATGTTTGTATCACATAGACTTATTTCTCGCAGTAGTGTAGTTCCTCTGACCACTTGTAGATTACACCTTTGAAAAATTGCTCCTTCAAATTGTATAGTATCACATACTGTTGGTGGTGTAGCCATTAGTTAAAAACAAATATTTCTAATTCAGCACTATATGTATCACTAGGATTACTAAATAGTATACCACCAAAGGAAAGGTTTGGTGATGCAATCATTGGATAAGGTTGTGGACTGAAATCGGGGCTAGGTGGGTTATTCGAATAATAGCTTAAGTCCCATCCTTGCCAAGGTATTTCAGGTTCAGTTCTACCAGTTAATATCATTAGTGTATGGAGTGGGTAAACATTTCCTCTGTATTCCCAATTAAGATATCTTTCTTCCTCTGGGTGATTGTTCTGGTATTTAACCTTAACTACTATCATTTGCACTTCTCCTTGTGCCTGCCCAACCTCTGGAGCAGTAAGTGTATACGTGCCAAGAGAATATAAAGTAGCACTTCTTTTGAGAGATCCCCCACATCCTCCTAGTTCGTAGCTTCCAAGTGACTCTAGTTTAAAATCACACAAGGAAATACTAGATAGAATATTAGCACCCTCTTTTATATCAAGATTACAGCTCTGAAAATAAACCCTTCTATAAACTTCAGGATTGCAATCTAAATACTTTACGTATTTTTGATCTGTAGTGTAAACTTGTTTAATCATCTTAAATTAAGTGGATTTGTGTCCACCTTATTATTTCTAATTCCTTCTCTAGAGCTTTTAACATCAGGATTACCTCTAAATCTTTCCCTGCTACTTTTTATCCCGCTGTTAGTGTGTCCAGTATTATATTTATCCTGTTCTTCTATTTTATTCTCCTCGTTTTTAGCTTCTTCTACTACTTCTTTTTTTGTTTCTTCCTCTATTTCTTTTAGACTGCTAAATAGATCTATGGCTTCGTCAGGCACAGATTTAGTTATTTCTTTTGACGAGTCTTCTTGTATCTTATTATCTGGTTGAACCGCAGCGCTCTGTTCTAAATCGGATCTAGTATTTTTTATTTTATTAACTATGCTAGACCATAATTTTTTTACTATTCCATCTTTTTTGATTTTTTTTTTTATTTCTTTTTCCTTTTTATTTTCATTTTGTGTCATTTTAAATGCAAAGTTTGCAGCAACAACTAAAGCTATAGCTAAAGGATCGAAAACTAGCATTAAAACAATTATATACCAGTTAACTACGCTATCCATATCACTGCCTGTTAATTTTGCAATGAACTTTAAAGGACCAACCTCTTTGGCAAGATCTGCATTAAAGGACACACCTAACTTTTGCTTTTCTATAGATGCTACTCTTGTATTTTTAGATGATATTGAATCATTTAATACAGATATCTCCAAATCCATTCTTTTTATCTCCGAATCAACCTCCTTTATTTGTTGTCTAACAGAATTGGTAGATTTAGACTTCTCGATAAGGACATCTTGAGTTGACTGAAGATTAGTTCTTATTGTTGTCAACTGACCCAATCTGCCGCCTTTTTGTTTTATTTGAGATTCAAAGTTTTTTATTTCCGTCTGTATTATAGAAATATTTTTATCTAATATCTCTATATTTTTATCCTGGTTTTGAACTTTAAAAGATGTCTCTTGGTAAGCAGAAGATAAAAATCCATAAATACCTGCAGAAGTTATAATTATTAATATAACAGTTGCCAAGGAAAGATAAACCTTTAAACCTAAATTAAGTTTTCTCCAGTATTGGTATAGTAAGGATGCTGTAACTAGTTTTGCAAATTCTAAACTTCCCCCTAAAACCATAACTTGTAACGATGCCCCAGCAAACATTTTACCTAATCCCGATACTGAATAGAAAGCAGCAGATCCGGAAACTAATAAAGCGGATAGAGATATTATCCAAGGTAATAATTTATTTTTCATACTTAAGTATATATCCACAAAAAAGACTGGTCTTAATACCAGCCTTTTCTTTTATGGTTACGGGAACAATTATTCTAATTCTATTCCTTGCTCAGCAGCTGCAAGTTGTTTTTCGAGATCTTTGACTACTAAATTATCTTGCTGGATCAGAGCTAAAGTTTCTTCAAAAGTTTTCCAAAGAGAAACAAAGTGTTCGATTTCTTTTTCTCCCTTTCCTTCCATTTTTAAGATAAAGTAATGTGAAGCCTCAACCTCTAAGTTAGTGAAATAAATAACACCATTCTTAATACCTTCAGATTTTACCTCATCAATTCTTTTTAAAATTTCTTTAACCCCAAGAGATTCTTTAGATCTCCACTGAACTTCCTCTCTCATATAGGTTTCAAATCTATGTAAAAGCGAGTCATTCATTGATACCGCATACTCCTTATTTTTAAGACTTGCTTTGTAATTTTCAAGATCTTCTTTAATGGATTTCACTTTTTCAGTATCAACTTTACTGATAAACTTCTCAAGTGCTGCTTCATTTGTAGCTTCCATCACTTCTGCTGATTGTTTTTTTACCATTTGATTTTTTTTATTTTTATAGTGATTAATGATTAATAAGTTTCTTATATACCGTGCATTTCTCTAAATTTTTGAGCTAATTCTATAAACTGCCCAAGATAGTCTTTCATTTCATAGTCATGTACGACAAAAGTTTGTATATCTGAAGTTTGCTCGTTTGCTATTCTTATCCTTCCTTGTTTAGGAACTTCGTTATATTTTTCTGCACACATAAACATGTATGCAGATATCTGTAGCTTATAACTTAAAATATCATCCCCGTCTTTTAAAGAAGTAGAAGATTTAAAGTCATCTACGATTAGATTATATTCTTTGTCCCTATAAACGAAATCACAAGCTCCTGCCCATCCTCCCTTAAAAGTTGTATACAAGAAAGCTTCATTATCAACCACCTCTTCTATATCCTCCCAAAAATTTGTGTGATGGAAGTTCCAGAAAAGATCTCTCCCTTTTTTTACATATTTAGAATATTTCCCCTCGTCTCTCTTAGATTCTTCGATAGCAAATATCTGTGCTTTCTTTAGGGATCTATCAACATCTTTTTCTTTTGTCCACTCGAGCAGAAAAAGTTCAAGCATTCTGTGCATAACAGTTCCCCTCTCAGCTGCATCATATAGTATTTTGTTCCATCTATCCTCACCAAAATGCTCTTTTAATTTTTCATACTTTTCGTTCTTTACTAATTTTAGGATCGTAGTAACGGAAGGCAAAATTAAAGGAGCTTCACCAGCTCCTTCTACTACATAAGCTCTTCCCCAAGGAAATGCTTGACGGTTTATTTGTATATCAGAAGATAACATTCCATAAATATTTAATTCCTCCCCAGAGCCAACTTATAAATCCAAATTTATATTGTAGCCAGATTAGAATAAGGATTAATATTGTCCTATAAATTACCCATCTAATTGAAAGTCTTTGGAAGTATGGACTATAAACTATCAGATAAGAAAAAGAGTTTGGTATCGGAGATATAGCAGGCATTATTATTTCCTGTAGATTCAGTGAAGTGAGATACTTGTTAAGAGGTCTAGACTCCTCTAAAATGTATGCGGCTCTAATCTCTTCGGGGGGATCAGGTGAATAAATAACTTCTGGGGGGAGATTAACTACGGTGTATATTCTTCCTATCCAATCTACTCTTAGTTTGAATCTTTCCCACTCTATAGATTTCTCATTTTTCTTTATTGTTCTTCTTATAAATAAATAGTTCTTAATGTCTGTTATAACTCTTTTAAAAGGATATCTCATATCAATTATATCTATCTATAAGGAAAAGTTACGATCAATTATTAAAAGTTAAATTAACACCAGGAAACATCTCTCTAACTTTTAATCTTGCTCTTCTAATTCTGGTTGCAATAGCTCTTTTCTTCATACCATACTTGTCTGCAATCTCTTTATATTTCATTCTTAGTATTTCACGATCAAAAAGAATATCTTTGTAGATTTCCGGTAGATCTTTCATTTTCTCTATGACGTTATCATATAAATTTTCCATCTCGTCATTTTCCGTGCTGATGTAATCAAATTCTGCTTCTAGTGTTACTGGAGATGAACTTATTGTTGGATACGAAGAGTCCTCGGATTCCTCATTACTTCGTACCACTTCGTGTGTCATTGGTAAATATCTGTCCTCATTCTTTTTAATCCCTAGAGATTCATTTCTTGCAATGTTATATATCCACGTAGAAAAATTTCCTCTCGATGGATCGTACTGAGATATTTTAGTCCATATTTTAGCCATGGTGTTAGAAAGTGCATCCTCTGCAGCTTCTTGTTCTATTAATATAGATTTACAATGATTTAGTAGTCCCGGTTTAATTCTTTTATATAATTCAACAAAATCTTTCTCCGAATACGTTCTCATAAAAATTTCTGCCAATTCTTGAATGTTCTTTACTGCCATATTACGTTATTTTTTAAATGCTTATTTTCTTTATTTCTATACCCGCTTCCTCAAAAAGTTTAAAAGAATCTGTATTTCTGTATGTTTCAGAATAAACAATTCTTTTTATTCCCGCTTGTATGATTAACTTAGCGCAATCAAAACAAGGAGACAAAGTCACGTAGAGAGTAGCTCCCTCCGCACTGTTAGTGCTCTTAGCTATTTTAGTTATGGCATTGGCTTCTGCGTGTAACACAGTAGGAAGCGTGTTGTTATTGCAGTCTTCGCATTTATTAGAAAATCCAGAGGGTGTTCCGTTGTATCCGTCAGATATTATTTGCCTATCCTTTACAATTAAGCATCCTACTTTGTTCCTTTTACAATGAGAATTTTCCGACCAAACATCGGCCATTCTTAAATAGAGAGAGTCAATTTTATTCTGCTTGTGCTTCTGTAGGCTCTGATTGATCATCAGATTCTTGGAATTTAAGAGGTGTAACTTCTATTTTAAATCTCTCTACAATATGGAAAGTTTCCATAAGTCTAAATACCCCAAGAAGATTAAGTACTTGATTTACTTCGTCTTCGGTAAAATTTGTTTTTTCCTCATTTTCCAAAATTTCCAAACATTCTTTGTAGCCTCCGTAGGCATTCAGGAACTCAACCAGTGTTGATCTGAGCTCCTTTGTAACTTCATAGTTTTTACTCATAATTTATTATTTAGGTTTATTTTACATAAATATATTAAGTCCACATTAAAAGTAAATGACCTAATGGAATTTTTTATCGTTAGATATAACTATTAGAGGATTTTTTAAAGTATTATTAAGCTGAGTTAGTAATGATACCATAGATTTCATGATGTCTCCAAGTTCTTTATTTATTTTATCTTGATCCTCTTTTTTTGTTTTATCTTCAGATTCTTTTTGTTGGGTTTCTTCGGTTTTTATTTCGTTCGTTGTCTCTTGTTTTTTATCCTCTGTTTTATTTTCAGTACTTGCTGCTATCTCAGTTTTTACTTCTTCTTTCTTTTCGTTTTTTGATTCTGTACCTGGTGTAGCTACACTAGATAGATTTTGTGTTACTATTTCTTTTATAGGCGTATTAACCACAGAAGTTTCAGGTTTTTTGTCCATATTTCCTGAAATTTTTTCCTCTAACTTAGTTTCTTTATTTTCCGCTTTAGGTTTATTATCATTTTTTCCTCCCCCTTCTACTCCTTTAGGCTTAGTAATTCCTAATTCACTTAGAATTTTATCTGCCTTTGGGCTACCAGAAGCTTCCCCTTTTGCTCCTTTATCTTTTCCTTCTTCTCCTCCCTCCTTAGACACGGGTGCTTTTATCCCTAGCATTTCTAGTATTCCTTTAGCCGATTGACTAAGTTCTGGTAGTCCTCCACCTGCTGTTGTCCCTTTATTTTCTCCAGTATTAGTTTTAGCTTCTTCTATCTTTCCTGTGCTTCCTGCTCCCGTTGTTCCGGTAGTTCCAGTGGATCCCTTCTCTGTTAAATTCTCAGTACTTGTAGTAGCAGTAGGTCCAGTACCAGATACTTCTTGTTTTGGTGTCGTGGTGGAAACTCCTTCTACTGATGACACAGCACCAGTTGCACCAGTTGCACTGGGAGGGGTTTCTGCAGTAGCTGGGCCTGTTGCGCCTGTGGCAGATGCAGATTTCTTTTCCTCTAGCTTTTGTTCTGTAGTAGCTCCGGTAGCACCAGTAGCTCCAGTGGCACCAGGTAGTAGTGTTCTTATATCCTCAACAGTTCCTCCTTTAGATTTTTCTATTAATTTTTTTAAATTATCGTCATATTTTTCGGACATGTTTATAACGCTCTCGCTAGTAAAACCTTCCGCTTCTAGAACTTTAGCTAAAGCAGAAATTATAGCCATATTTTCTGGCGTATATAAAATAGGAGCATATTGACTAGCAATAACTGATTCTTTAACATTAAAATAATCCAGTAAATTTTGGAATTTATCTAAAAGAGGATCGAATTTAATTTTTTCATCCTTTATTTTACTATTGAAATCGTCCTTAACCTCTTCGAATGAGTCAAACTTCTCTACATCACCAAGGCCTAGATTATCTATTATTTCAGTAACCTTACCCTCTTTAAGTACTAGTGCATTTCTAATCTTTTTCTCTGCAGATTGCTTAGACATTTCGAAAATCTCTTTTCCGTCTATTGTTTCTCCCTTATCTAATTTTCTTTTTATAGATCGTTTATCTGCTTCAGCCCCGGAATAAGCTTCTCTGTAATATATAGCATTGGTATCTATTGCAGGATCTAGCTCTTTAATATTCTTACTATATGAATCATTATAGAACTTAATAGCTTCTCCCGTTACTTTGTCTACAGCTTTTTTCTTTTCTACTAAGTCCTCGTCTATTTCTTTCCCCGTTGTACGTACATTTACTCCGTCTGATATTACTCTTGCTTTATCCTGTTCTTCATACTTTGCTCTATCAAAAGCACCTACTGATGATTTAAAAACCGGAAATTCCGATCCTGTTGCTCCTGCTGTTCCAGTTGCTCCCGTTTCTCCTGCCAAAATTTATTTTTATTTTATATACCTAAAAAGCCAAAAAGTTATCTTTTTGGCTTCGAAAATGTAAAGGCCTCTACTAGATCGCCTTGTTCTACTTTTTTATTTTCCCTCTCTATTTTTTCGTTTAACTTATCTATAAACAATTGATATTCATAGAAAGGAAGAGATTCTAAAGTGTCTATGGATAGTTTAAATTCTTCCCACAGCCTAAACTTAATATCAAAGTAGTTGGCTAAAGATATCTGAAATAACGAAAAGAGATCTGTACCCTCCGGGAAATGATATATCTGCTGTGACCTCCCCCTCACAGCTTTCACATTTACTATAAATTCTTGATTTGGTAGCGAAATTAATCTTCTCCGTTATCTGATCAGCTATAGAGAACTGAAGTGGTGTCCATTCTGTAGATGCCCTTTCGTATTGATCATATACAGATTCATCTAATCCTCTCCAATCTGGTATTATGAAAGAAGCCACTTTAGCAAAGCTCTCATCAAAATTTTTTCCCTTTCTCCTTTTGTCTGCTAGTATTTTTCTACATATAGTAGTAACACCGACTGTAGGAATATAAAGATCCATTTCTTGGCTTCCATCCTTAGGTACAAATTTAAACGAATAGCTTTCTCTGCTGTATCTTTTAAGAATCTTAGAATCAACTACAAAGCTATCTAATAGGTTAGATCTTAATTCTAACATATCTGGAACATTGCAGTCGGGTTTTGTACAATTTTTAGTTACAGGGAGTAGTATTTTATTTTCTCCTCTTATAAAAGTAATATCTCTAATAGACATTATAATATAAAATCTATCCTCGTACCAAAGATCATATGATTCTAAAAAGCCCCCGTTCCATCTTATTTTCATACACTTAGAAAGAATAGCATTCAATTTATCATCTAAATCTATCCTATCATCCTCGTCAACGGTAGAAAATTGTCTTATCTCCTTAACCCCTGCTGCTTTTATTGCAATCTCAAACCCCTCAGGGTAACCAAATCCCTTCGAGGGTAGATTAGTAACCGGTATATTTTTCCAGTCATTCTCTAGACCCATAGGGGTTCTGGTAACGTTTACTTTACCTAAGTTGTTTGTTTGATTTTGGACTGATTGTTTATTTTGAGCGGGATTAGCTTCATTGTTTATCCAATCAGGTATAGTGTATGATCCAACGTCTGGATCCTGATCATATTCGAATTTAGATTCCGCTTCTTTTCTGCCCAGCTGATTAAGCAATTCGTCGTCCATATTATGTTCCATACTATTTCTTCTTATATCTCTTTTACCTTTTCTTTGCTGTTTAGTTTCTTATTTGAAGATAAAAAGAAATAAAGCCCAAAGAAAAGTCCCGAAAGGAAGTAGAAAATTGCTACTGTATGCCAGTAGGAATTTGTCCATCCCATTATCGCTGCAAAAAGGATGTCGAATCCGAAGGGATTGAAGAAAGTTGCTAAAACTAAGCAAACTGAAGCCGTTCTTGTTCTTCTTTTTTGATTCACAATCGTCGTCCATATTATTTTAATTTAACATTCTAAGTTTTAACAAAAACAAAAAATGGAGACTTTGTTGAGTCTCCATTTATATATTAAATTAAATAAAATTAGTTAAAAACATCTTCGAAATAATCAGCTCTAAATGATAAAGCTATTTTATAAGGGGTTGTACCGTTGCTGTAATCGAGATCTAAAGATTTAATCTGATCAACAGGGAAGCAATTTAGCAATTTAATTCTCCTAAATACGTCTCCTTGTTTGTTAAATATTGAGATAAGAATATAAGTTCCTCCAGCATATGTAGATTTTATTCCCATAGCACCAGTTAGAGGATTATAAACTAAATCTGACCACTGACGCAATGTTTTAAAAACATAGTTGCTGTTATTATCGCTAAGATTTGTTTCAAATTCGATTCTCACCTTAACACCTGTATCATCTACCATACCTCCAGCGTATCTTCTTTTGGTAAATTTATATCTCTGTTCTGCAGGTTGTGGGTTTTTATCAACACTTAAACCAGTAACCGATAAAACATTTTCTACTAAAAGAGTTCTACCTCCGTTTCCTTGCTCGTTTACGACCCCAGCAGGAGGCTGTATAATAACCTCAAATTGGTTAAGATATACAGGTTCGTACAATTGTACTGCCGCTTTTGCTGATGTAAAATGTGGTAATCCTGCCATTTTTTTAATTTTTATATAAACACGTCATCGAAATAATCAACCGCCCAAGTAATATCTATTTTATAAATAGATGTTTGGGTGTAGTTAAGCGCCATTTCTGGTATAGCTGACATCGGAAAGCAATCTCTAAGATTTATTTTTCTGAAAATATCTCCTTGCTTGTTGAAAACATTGATTAATATATTTCCAGTGTAATCTTTTTTAAGTCCCATAGCTCCTGTTAATGGATTGTAGATTAAATCTGACCACTGACGAAGTGTTTTAAAAACATACATAGAGTTATTCTCGTTAAGGTTGATTTCAAATCCCATACCAACGTCTAACCCAGTTCTTTGCGGAGCTGCGCCAGAATAATACCTTTTAGCAAATTTATACTGTTGAGTAACCTCAGTGGGGTTCTGGTCTACCTGTAATCCTGTAACGTTTGTTACCTGCTCTAATAATATATTAGAACTTCCTGGATTTCCAGCCTGAACTGGAATAGCAGACGGAGGTGTAATAATAACTTCGAACTGGTTGAGGAAAACGGGTTCGAACTTGTTAACCGAAGCTTTAGAACTTGTATAATGTGGTAATCCTGCCATGTTTTTATTTTATATATTTACATTCAAGAATTCTCTACAATTTATTAGCTAAATTGAATGAATCCTCCTGAAGCAATACCGCCTGTTCTAGTAACTGTCATTCTATTGATGAACTTATGAATACCTCTTGCAGGTTCGATTATTACGTCTATAATACCGATGTTTTGATCGATTATTGCAGGAGTATTATTAGAAGAGTCCATGATAGTCAAATAGTTGTAGATACCTCCAACAGATCTTACCCCAGTTAAGTAGTTGTCTACTAATGTTTTAATTTCAAGCCTAACATTATCTTCATTGAAATCAAATACGTAGTTAGAAAGGATTTCTTCGATTGCACTCTCTACAGTAATTAATAAATCTCTTACGTGTAAGTTGTTGAATGCAGAGTTTGTTCTTTGGTAGCTTGTTTGGTTACCGAAGATAACTATACCAACTCCTCTCTTACGGATAATAGGGTTAACTCCGAATGGCTCTAAGAATTCCCTATCTTGTAAGTCGAAATCATATTCCAATCCTACTAAGTTACTAGCAGAGATAATACCTCTCTTAAGACCAGCTACGATTGAATAAGGTTCACCTGTAATAAACTTACGTATAAAATTGTTAGAAACATAAGCTGAAGGTGGAACATCTAAATTCTTATTATTTTCTCTGATTGTTAAGAATGGTGCAAAGAATCCTGAGAATTTAGCTCCTAGATCTTCATCAGGTAAAGAGAAAGTAAATGACGGATTAAGACTTAAGTTACCTCCATCTGCGATGAATCTAGCTTGTAAAAGTGGGGCTGGATCAGTTGCAGTTGGTGTAGAAGTAAATCTAGGATCTACAGAATCTGCAAACTTCTTCATTGAAGGTAGATTACAAATTGCTAAACATTTTTGTCTGTTTTTAGCAAGTCTAGCAAGCTGGAATTTACAGTTTGGTTGTATACCACCGTCAAATGTATCGACAATATATCGGAATGTAATTACATCGGTATCTGCTAATGTTCTAGCAAGGTTAGTATTAGTAAGAACATCTAGAATGTCGTTCATTCTTGTGTCCGTACCATTAGGCATAGAAGCTGCTTTGATATCTGCACCAGGAAGATAAGTGAAATTAAAAGTTTTAACAAACTCTTGAATATTTTTAAATTTCCAAACTCTTGTTGTTACACCAGGGTAAAGTTGTATAGGCCTTTCAGTCTTAACCCGTACTGTGTAAACGCCAGGAGATGTTGCAGAAGCTACAGTTTTAACTTCTAAAACTCTTGTTAGCCTTGACTGGAGATTTTCGGTTAACGGATTATCATAAATTTGAATGTCAGTAGATACTAATAGATTTCCTACTTTTATACCGGAAGAAGTAGCGACAGCAGTAGATAATTCAATAACATTAGGTTGTAGCTGTGTAATAATGTCAACATAATCGCTTATGTTTCCTGCAGTTGAAACTATGTTAAAGCTTTCTCCTGTGGTTTCGTTTGTTCCAATTGGAAGTGAGCTAATGTAAGTGGTGTTCCAAGTTGAAACAGCCTCCGGAGTTGTGAAGGTATCATCTGCATACGCTCTACAAACTAGGATATTGTATCCGTCCCTATCTACGTTAACTTCAAATTTTAAATATTGAAGTAAAGATCCTGTATCGTCTTTCCAGTCAACATCCCCGTCTCCAATGTTACCCTTAACCCAATCTCTGTACATTTCAGAGTTTTCATAAGCTAAGTATGAATCAGTTCCTACTGGAATGTCTGGAGAGAAGTAAACATCGTCGTTATCGAAATAATCAGGATTACCTATTTGATAAGCAGAAGTTGTACTTTTATTTGTTATGTCATAAGGTTCAACATAAGTTGTTGAAGCAGTAGATCCTACTAGAGGATGCTTTAATCTCAATCTTACCTGAGTTCTAACTCCAACAGGAAGAGTTGAATTAGTAATTGTTTTTGCCTCTACTATTCTTAATTTAACTAAATCTCCTTCATAGAATCCGAGATATCCTGGAGTTGGTAAATTCGAAGTTACTTTACCTAATACCCATCTATTTGCAGGAGCTGTATTTGAAACGGAAACAAAGTCATCCAATGTTGTTATTTGATCATCATGGAACGTAGGAGATGTAAATAAAGTATCTATAAAAATAGCTCCCCCGTCTCTAGCAGCAGAATTATAAGTGTCCCAAAGAGTTGTTGGTATACCAGCATCTCCTGTTGCATTATACAACGTATCTAAAAGAAGTGTTCCAGTCTCTGGTAATATGTCCATTCCTGGATTAGAAGGTGAAATGCCATCCTCAATCTCAGTACCACCTGTAGATCCATCAATATTCTTAAAATATGTATAATCCGCGAATAAATTTTGACTGTATGACAAGAAATTAAGATTCCTAGGTACTGATGTAATGTCTGCATCCGGACCTATTTCATCCACTAAGTGGTGACCAACCAAGTCAAACACTGAAGAGTTGTCGACTAGATCATCCAAAGCTTCTTCGTTAACAGCACAGAAAATACCTGTTGTTGGTGTTTGGTTATTAATAAGAGTTTGGATGTATCTTAAAGTACCGTTTTGATCGGTAAAGTTAGGGATTATAGTACCAGTTACTGTCAATGCAATATTAACGCCATCAAGAGCTAAGAAATTTTCTATTTTAGATTTTATAAATCCTTTAGAAGTAAAGTACTCATTATAAACTGGATCATTAGAAAGAGCTTGATAATCAGTCCAATTTCCATTTATTGCAATCACATCAATAAACCAATCTGAAAGATAATCATATTGATTCATATATGAAGGAACGCTGTCCGGTCCAAAATATTCTCTAGCTGTAATGTCGAATCCTCTTAAAGGAAATTTAGAATCCAATGATTTTCTTACTATAATACTTACTGGATTTTGTCCAAGATTAACAATGCTAAATAGTTTTCTTGAATCTGGTTGAGCTCCCGAAGTGTCCTCTGTAGCTAACAAATAAGTTGCATCTGGAAACCAAAACTTCTCCTTGTTATAGTAAGAAGATAATAATTTATCCTGTTTTGTTAAAGGATATGAGTAGTCTCCAGTAGCATTAGCACCGTTTTGTTCCTCTGTATCCATAGAGAAAGCTCTATATCTAGCTACATCAGCACCTGCAGCATAGTCAGGATCTCCATTTTCATCTACAGTATTATTTAAAAGTCTTAGATTGAGAGCAAATATAGGTCCACTTTGTAGACACACTAAGCAAGATCTATGAAAGAAAGATCCTTTCTTTTCCATAGTTCTTTCTATTCCTCCAAATATTGATTGGAAAGTCGTAATATCTGGGCAATAAACTGGTGTATTAAAAGGTCCAACGCTAGAATAACCTACAACCAATCTGATTGTGGAAGGGTTAATAATAATGTTCTCACTAGCATCAAATTCTAAAGTGTAAACACCAGATGCTTTAAATTGGGATAAATCAAGTTTGACTTGTTTTGCCATTTTTAATTTTTATTTATATTCTAAGAAGTTATTCTTTGACTTCTTTTTCTATGTATATATCATTCTTCTTCTAAGAATCGAGGAGTCCGTTTAAGAAAGTATAATTTGATAGATCGCTAGTTTTATTTTGAGCAGCTTGTGAGTTTTCTAAAAGCCTCTCTTCTATTAGTTTTCTAAACTTTTCTGGAATAATATCATAAAGATCCATCACAGTTTCTTGAAAATCACCAACATCAAAAACACAATTTAAATTAACTAGAGTCATGGCTTCATCGTCTTTTCCTATTTGACTAGAGAAACTTCCGTTTGGATTTATTCCAAAATTTGCTAATTCGTGTATTCCATTCTTGTTGGAGGGGATTATTTTATATGATCTGGTATTTATTTTTAAATCGTAACAGAATTTTTCTTTATTTTTTACTGTTAATTTAACACCCGGCTTTAATTTAGTGCTTGCTTCCGAGTGTTTAGTATAAACAAACATCTCGTCAAAGAATTCTTCAGAATCTAGTAACTTGTCCATAAGCATTTCTCCTTTGTGGTCCAATTCCAGTACGATCCTTGTATTATCTGCTCCTAATACATCAACTATAAGAATCTCTAAAAATGCTTTAAATTCGTCTATTTCAATAATATTGGACCTAAATATACCAACTTGAAGGAGACAGAAAAAGTCACTCTCGTCTTCAAAAAATCTTTTATTCTTTATTACGCTGCTAGGCATAGGAGCAACTTTAAAAATATTAGCGACCGAATAGTCACCTCCTCCTCCGCTAGCTGTGTCTATAGAAATATAAAATTTTTGTCCCCCCTTTTCAAATATAGAAGCAGGATCAAATTTAGGATGCCACAAAAGATTAGAATAATCTATTGGGCTTTTTTCGAAGGGAGATAATTCATAAAATATAAATTGCTCTTCGGATCCCTTTAATCTCTTTAATGTGTTGGAATCCAACAACAATCTGGAAGAAGATAAAAATTGACACCCATACTCCTGGTTAAAGTCTTCCTCTGACCCAAGTGCTGCAATTTCTTTTCTTTTCCATTCTTCGTCCCTTCCAGGAACCTGCCACCATTCAACTCTTATCGGATTAAATTCGTTCTCTCCTTCGACTGCTCCTTTGTATATCTCCCAAAACTTATTCATGCCATTGGGTGTGGATGTTATAATAACCCTCGCAATTTGTGATGATGATATGGTAGGATAAACAGATTTAAAGAACTGATTTATAAAGTTGGGGTTAATATGCGCAAACTCATCCATGTATAACATATGAATCGTGTAACCGATCGAGGATGTTTTAGTTGTCGTTTTAGCCATTATACGGCACCCGTTATCAAACTTCATCGTCATTACGTTATAAACGACTAGACCTGGCTTTAAAAAGAAAGGTAAGCCCCTCATAATAACTTTGATCTTATCCATTAATTCAGCTGCAGTATCACCAATGTTAGCCATAATCATGGCATTTTTTTCAAAGTTAAATAGTAGATACCACAAGAGAAATATAGAAGACGTAATAGTTTTACCAGATTGTCGGGGGGAAACGAAAACGTTTTTTCTGTGGTGTTGATATTGGTTTAGTATCTGAATTTGATAATCTCTAAGAGATATCTGTCTAATACCCTCATCGGTCATAACGTGACAATAATTGTCAGCGAAATAAACAACATCCTCTGCACACTTTTTTATCTCTTCTAATTCCCATTCGGTGTATTCAAAAAGAATATTACCTTTTCTTAGTTCCGGATCATTCTCATGAAATGGATTATCTACGTCTTTGTAGTCTATTCCGTTTTCCTCAGCGTCGTATACTAATTTTTCTACTTTGGCGTTGGACCAGAAATTACTAGATTTTTCTTCCTTAAGACTCATAATTAATCGAATATATCGTCATCGAGCTCAAAATCTACATCATCTTCACCTCCTCCCAGTAAGTCTGAGGTGCCTCCAAATTTTGTTCTTGGGTTTATTAAACTGTCATCTGGTGTAACTATCTCAGCATCTTTTACTATGTTACCATTTTTCATAACATTCCGAAGGTTCTCCATAAGACTTCTGGTTCCTCTTGCTTTTAAAAGATCCTCGTTTTCTTTGGATTGTATTATGTTTCCGTTTTCGTCAAACTGTATGTCCCATCCTCCTCTTTTGATCTCTTCACCTTCAGCTTTTAATTGCTTATAATTTTTCTCCATTTGTGTCATATAAGAAGAAAAATTCTTAGGCATTTGCATTATCTGATTCTGAAGTTGAGCTAAAACCTCAAAAAGTCTTGGCTCCACTCTACCTGAATCTATCTCCTCTATAATCTTAGCTATTGCGTGCTGCGCAGTTCTTATCTGAAAAGCCATTGTTGAAATGCTCATGGCATCTATCTTCTGCTTATGTTTAATATAAGAATCTTCCGAAATGTTTTCTATGTCATTATAGAATTTAGAAAGAGATTCCAATATTGCTCTTGCCTCCATCTCAACCTCGCTTTTAACTGTGTCTATTTTCAGTTCTCTATGAGCTTTTATTGGTGGTATATCTGGAGTGCTTAGACCAGAAAGCATCTCGTCTGCTAGTATAATACTATCCAATTTATCTTTAAGATTAAGTTCTTGTTCTTTAGATAAATTTGGTGTTTTTGGTTTTCTTCTTGGCATAAATTATTTGTTTTTGGCAACTTTAGGAAGTTTCAGTATAGGTTTAGCATTATCTATTATAATACCAAGCTGTGCGTCTCCTACTATATTTTGATTTAACATAGTGGACTGTTTTTCCTCTTCTACCATTTGTTTAAAAAATCTATAATTGGTTGCCCATAAAGGACATGATCTTGTTTTATAAGCATAGTTATTTGTTCCATAAAAAGGACTGTCGTAGTCTTCCTCTATTACTGGAGGTATATTAAAGGTATAAGCCTGTGTAGTAACACCATCTAATGAATGAACTAGACTTAGGTCGGAAGTTTGTGTCGCGGGATTGTCTGGATTATATGTAAGTCTCCAAACTTTCATAGAATATTGTCTGAATATATTTGAGAAATTAAAAACAAAACCATACCAATCATCTGTCGTCGGAATAAATTCTCCTATTGTACTGGATATGCCAGCTCCAAAAGGTGACGAAACTTCTAGATTATTTATCCTGAATCTAAAACTACCGGTCTGCAAATAATTATTTTCAGTTGGACTTGTAACTGGATTAGATCCGCTCCATATAAGATCTATAAGCATTCCCTGTCCATTATAATAACCATCGAAAAGAGTTCTAGCCTGTGCTTTTTGTACTTTCCAACTAGCAGTTGTTACTGGAGCTGCTGCTCCTTCATCCTTGATAGTAAATCTAAACTGATCATCTACTGACAATAATTCAAATCCTCCAGATCTGACCACATCGGCTAGAATGGATACAAATCCATTGGGGTTTTCCCCCATGCTTAGTTTGTGTGGTATAGGATAGGTACTGTATGTTATTTGCCCAGTCCCTATGTTATCAATAGTAATTGGAACTTTAGGTGCAGGCTTAGGGACTAATTTGCTACGATCTAAATAATTTCTTATCCTGAACCAGCAAAGAAATGCTCTTTCCTCGTTTTCTGTTAAAATAAGATCAGCCTTCCATCGTACTGCATCTCTTTCAATAACTAATAGGGAGGGAGATGCTGGATCAACCTGAGCCTGAGCATCAACAAATATTCTATCTAAATCATAATAATTGTTAAATACTATAGTCCAGTTATTATTAAGATCATATTCTATTATAGGAAGATCCTTGCTTATATAGGATCTTATAGGATCCTCTAATCTTCTCTGGGATGTTATGGCGTACTGCTGGGGTTTTGTCAGTTCTATTTCTTCGTTCTTAACTTCTTCTCCAAATAGATCCTTAGTATTAACAGTATAATCTAATAAAGCAGATTCTGCTTGTGGATCGATAAATGTAGTGTTCTTTTTAACCTCGTACTTAGTAAGCTGAATTTTAAAATAAACTGGATAATTGTTTATGTCTCTGAAAACATACATTGAATCTATTTGGTAAATTCTGTTTGTTATAGGAAAATAAATAATATCTCTTTTTCTTGGTTGTGATCCTTTACCAAATATACCTTCAAAATATTTTCTGTCTATGTGAATTTCGAATGGCTGATTAAAGTTTAATCCCCAGGAATCAAAAGTAAGAGCTGCATCGGGAAATTGGTTATTTAGAACCATTACCTTAACACATTTTTCCTCAACAACATTAAATAGGTTGTATTCTTTAAGAACAACGTCTCTTCCCTTTCCTTGTGGCTGTACTGAATAATAAACAACTTCGTGTCCAAATACATTGTTTACGATCTTACTTAGATCCTGGTACATATTTATGGATCTATTAATATCATATGGCCTAAAAGTGAAATCACAGTCAGAAAAAACTATTGGGTAGTTAGTTAGCTCTTTGCTACACAAAGGAGCAGGTGGATTGGTCATTAGATCTCGTGGATCAACATTCTTATACTGCAGATCTAGTTCAAAGTCCAATAAAACTATTGGTGGACTTAATGTTGTTCCTGGGGGATAATATGGACTTGAATCCTCATCAGAGGAAGCAGTCAACCTTACTTCAACCCAGAATGGGTTATCTGGCGATATAGAAATATCTCCAATAGATTGCTGTGTTAAAGGAGCCCATAAAGACCAATTTGAACCATTTATACTCCATCTGTACTCTAAATACAGATATACGTAGGGAGGATTTTCTCCACTTGTATCTATTACCCATCCATTAAAAGCTTCTACATTTTTAAATGGTTCTGTCCAGGATATGATTCTATAATTACCTATTGCAGAAAATTCTATTGGGCTGTCTGCCATTTTAGAGAAATGTTTTTAATATATATCAGAAAAAAGTATATGAAAAAATTTAGAGCTACTATGGAGAAGTTTAGTTTTGCACAGCTTACTTCTAATTCAGACGGGAAAACGTCAGCAAGTGGAACTGCAGGACTATACATCGTTTTTATAGGGGGGATATGCTTTTTATTGGGATGTATAGATAAAATGTTCTTAGATAAAAGTGTAGATATCCTCGCACAAACTATAATTTTCGTATCTATTGGTGCTACGCTATTAGGTTACAGAAAATCTAAAGATTCTGGTGTTAGCGAAATAGAAGTTGAAGAAACAAAAGAGGATCAGTCTTTAAATTCTTAAGGATTTGACGGTGCTTCTCCAGTTGCACCAGTTACGCCAGTAATATCTTTTCTTATATCATATATTTCTAATCCTGATATTATTGTGCTGTTGTCTGGAGGAGCTGTTCCTAATTCGACACTAAGTTTTATACCTCCTTGCATTAGATTACCTCTAAATCTTTCTGTTGTTCGATCTATATTAGGTAAATAGGTTTCAAGTTCCATAGAAAAACTTAATGTTATGGCTTCTCCTCTTTGTGATCCATACGATATCTGAAAATTATTAGGTTGTTTATCTGGGGGTGAATCACCTAAACTCACCTGTACCGGTATTTTAAATCCTTTATAATCAAAATAATAAACAAATCTTTTATATAATATTTCGAGTACGCTCTGTTGGATTTTAAAAGCGTCTAAAGTTGTGTCAGCTTTTATCTTTGCAGTGATAGATATTCCTAAAGGAATTGGATATAAATATGATGAAAAGGTAACCATCTCGCTGCCCGTCTCTTTTTCTATTTCTTTAGCATAAGAGCCCCTTACAAATTTAGTAGTAGCAGATCCCGTGTCTATTCTAGATGTTCCTATTTCTATTATACCTCTAGGTATCACATCGTAATTTCCCTCTGCAAAAGCTGGTTTACCGTCACAGTCCTCATAGGAGAGATAGAAATCTTGGAGGAATGGCTCGTCGCCAACCGTAGAATAGAAAAAAGGAATATAGATTTTAGTAATCTCTTGGTTACTGCCTACCTGTTCGTAAGTTATAACCTCATTGAGTTTACTTAAAAGACCTATTATTACGCCCCTAAAAAATACGTTGTCTGTATTATATTTTTCTAAAAAATTCATTCTTTTAGTTATTGTCTAGAATTACTGATGTTTTGTCCATAATTATATGTTTACTCCCGTATTGATAAGGATCCTTTTCTAGATCTATAACCCTTATTTGGGATTGTAAATAAATAGGAATCTCTCTCATTTTAAATCTTAACTGCTGTTTTGTTGAATTCGTGTAGTCTGGATGAAAAAAATTTCCAGTTGCGTATTCAATGTCAGGAATTTCTCTACACTCGTAAACTATAGAAAGGTCAATAGACTTAAAATAATTTCTCAACTGGGAGATCCCGTCTTTCTTATTAACGGGTACTTTAAATCTATAAACGAAATATTCTTTTTGCGGGATGTCATCTACTAAAGAATCACCTTTAACAACTAAAAAGTAATTAAAAGTAGGAGTAAGGTTTCTTATAGATTCTGTTCCTGCTGGATATATTTCTGTCATGTTTTATATATCCTATGACAATTTATCAAAAGAAATATCAGAGAAACTATTTTTTTTAGATATCTCTATTTTATAATCAAATATCTCGGTAGGCATTGGAGCGTGGTTTATCACAAATATATTCATACAAAGATCGTCGGAGAGTTTCCTTAAAGTGCTAAGAATACTATGAACCCCGTCAGGATCTACAGAACTAAAAATCTCATCCAAGAAAAGAATATTTACCGATGAGAACCTTATTTTCATTAGCTTTATTACTGCTATAAGTACCGCAAAATCAACTTTTTTCATTTCTCCAGTGGAAAGTGTTTGAGGAGATATTTCTTCACCTAAATGGAAAATTTGAGCATTGAATTCTTCATTAAAAACAACCTTATATGGTAGGTGCAAAGAAAGAAGCGTATTCAATATCTCATTATTTAGGGAAGGAAGTATCGATTTTATTGCTAGTTGTTTTACGCCTTTCTCGCTGAGTACTTCATCTAAAGTTTTTATCCAACCTTGTTTTTCCTCAAATAAAGCTTTCTCTTGGTTAAATGCTGTAAGATCTTCGTTTGCTTGTGATAGAAGCTTTCTTATGGAATTAGCCTCATCATTGTTTTTAGCAGTTTTAAGATCTTTTATTTTACTTTGTAGAGTTTTTATACCAGTTTCTATTTTACTTCCCTTAGAGAAAAGATCGTTTTTGGTTTCTACTATTTTATTCTGTGATTTTTTAGCGTCCTCGTAATTAGACTTTAGCTTCTTAAGATCCTCCTGATATTTTTCCTTCAGTTTACAAAGATCATTAAATATAGACTTATGGAAATCTGTTGATAAATTGGAGGAACATGTGGGACACTTATCCTTGTTGTATAGATTTATTTTGGTGTCTAGCTGTTTTATTTTTGCACCTAAATCACTATACTTTTCGTATGAATCTGTTACTGCTTTATTTACATGATTTTCTTTAGTCCTAAATGATTTTATTTTATCGGTGTGTAACTCTAATAGAGATTTATAGTTTTCTAACTGCTCTTGCGTTTTCTCTATCTCCGTCCCAGAGTTCTCAATTATTTTTTGTTGTAATTCTTCCAGTTCTTTCTGCGATGATGATATAGATCTACCAGTTGCGAAGATCTCTCCAGTTAATTGGTCTATATGAGATTTTATACTCTTACTTTCCTCTTTTAAAATATCCCGCATTTCATTCAAAATGTAAAACCCGAATATTTTATCTATTATAAGCTTCTTATCCACTGTGCTCATTTTTAAGAAGCTTTTAAAGTCATTTATTGATAGAGAGATAGTATTATTAAAAACATAATAAGGGATTTTTAGTATGTCATTACTAAGGTGATCTTGTACGTTGTTTTTTCCTGCTTGATCATAAATATTACCATCAATCGATAGTTGGAAAAGTGGCGGATCTAATCCTCTCTCAACCTCGTAATTTTTGCCATCTTGTTCAAAAGATATTTTCATCCAAGCATTCTTATTGGATCTGTTTGGTATGTCCTTTAGCTTTTTACCCTCTAGTTTTCCATATAACCCAAACGTTATTACGTCGGATATAGTAGATTTACCCACTCCGTTTTCCCCAACAACTTGTATTAGCCCAGCACTTTCTGCCAATTCTAATTTTTGGATTTTATTACCATATGAGGCAACATTCTTCCATTCAATCTTCTTGATTTTCATCTTCCTTAACTTGTACAGATATTTTATGTAGCAGTTTTTCTATAGCGCTGTATATTTTTGTTTTTTTATGATCCTCGTAATTACATTTTTCAAGATATAATTTAGTGAGATCTAGAATGGAGAAATTTTTACCCTCTAGATCATGAAATCCTTCATCTACTACCTCATGGTCAGGATTTGTTATGGGAGTAAATGAGATCTTCAAAGGAGGATTGACATATTCGGTTAATAGACCCAAGGGTGCTTTAACTGCTAGTTCTGGATCAACTAATATATCTATAAAATTATTCTTGAATATAGGATTTAGCTCAGATGGATTAGAATTTATTACTTTCTCAAAAGTCACCCTTATAAACTTTGGTGAGTAGTCATTATCGTAGTAATCCTCAAATCCTGTTTCCAAGTCAAGAACGGTTATGCCCTTATGATTATCCGTATCGGATCTTGTGAGTTGATAAGGGGATCCCAACATTCTCATTTTACCGAAGGTTTGTGAGTAGTGAATATGTCCAGAATAAACCCTATCAAATTTGTCTATCTCTGTGTATTCTAATCCTTCATCTATTCTAACAAATTTATTGAACATTAATCCCTTTAAGTCTGTATGACAAAACATATAGTCATGAGTCTCTTTTACCGATCTTAATGTTTCTCTTTCTGTGTCATGATCCTTTCTCCATGGCATAAGAAAAACCTTGCGTCCTCCCATTATTATAGATTCTGGCTCTTCGTATATTTTTATTCTAGGAATCCATTTTAAAGATTTTAGAGAATTAACCTCATTGGTATTTTTTCCATATATGTCATGATTACCACATATAATAAAAATTCCATCCTTGAAAATATTAGAAAGTTCTTCAAATATTTCTATACCTAGATTAAGAACCCTAAGATTTAGAGATTGTCTACTGTCGTACACGTCACCCAGGTGTACGAGGCAATCCCCTGGTTTGTATATTTTTTTACATAAAGGAATAAACCAATTTTTAAAATAGTTCTCGTGTATCTCGATCCAATCATTAGAGTTGTTTCTAACTCCTAAGTGTGTATCAGTAATAAATATTATTCTTTTAATTCCCGAGAATTTCTCCATTAGAATATTTTTTTAATTCCCTTTTTACCTAAAATACCGTATTTTTGATCCATTTCTTGAACTATAAGCTCTTTATATTTCATATGAATAGATTCATAAGCCTTTCGATAATTTATTGCAGTGTAGTCACAAATAGCAACAAATTTTTCAACTATACTGAATTCAGTATCCTCCATCTCTTTTAGAATATCTTGGAAAATTAGAGGAATTAGATCCTTGGGAATTTTTTTGCTTGGGTTTATTACTGTCCATCTAGAAGCCTGAAAGATCTCATCTATTTTGTTATTTAAATTACAAGAATATATGTAATCCTCGTCCTCATAAGTAACTACGGAATGTAAACTTCTATAATCTAAAGCAGGATTTACTTCAAACACCTCATCTCCAGGCTCCTCTTTTTGACCAGCCTCCTCCAATTCGCCGTCTATATTAAGATCATCCTTTTCATCTTCTATTAGTTTTATTTTCCTTTTCATTAATCATTCATTATTTGGGAATTGGGATCTTCAGAAATTCTCATAAAATTATAATCAACTAAAAATTTCTTATAGGAATTTTTATATCCCTCATCCCTATTTGCTAATAACTTTAGCTTATATTCGTTTTTCGTATACATTATCGGATCCTGAATAATACCAAACATACCATCTACAGTAGCAACCAGTCCTGAAGATTCCGATGCAGAGTTCATACTTAAATCCGTAGCGTCAAATTCGCTTTGTTTTGTTTGTGTTGCAGTAACAATAGCCCATTGGTTTCTTTGAGCAGCTGCTCTCAAATCCTCAGCTATTTGTTTAATCTTCATATATGTATTTTCCGAATTTGGATTTCTCCAGTTCTTCATAATATTAATATAGTCAATAATAACAATCTTAAACTTCATCCCCATTATCTGCTCCACTTTAGTTAGCCAATTTTCTACATCTATTGCAGATGCTTGTGAAGTTGGAAACTCCTTAACCACTAATTCTCCAGGGGTTCTCAAATTTTCGAAAGCAAGATTTGTAATTTTCTTTTTAATCAAAGCATCATTCTCTGCACTTTCTTTATATTCAAACATTCTTATTCCTAAGAGATTAGATCCTAATCTTTTAATATATTTTCTATCATTAAGCTCCAAAGTTATAATGGCAACATTATTAGAAGCTCTAATCGCCTGTGTTGCTATATTACCTAGCCATAATGTTTTGCCTACTTTAGGCTGTCCCAAGAAAACATACAATCCCTTTGCTGAAAATCCGCCGCCTAAACAGAAATCAATATAATCATACCCGCTTGAAAATGTCAAATTGCTAGGTTGTTTGTGGGAATCCGGATCTCTAAAGTTCAAACCTATATCAAAAGAAAAGTCGACTTTATTTCTGTCGACCACAATAGATTTATACGTGTTTATTACATCTTTGATATTATCGGGAGTTACGTCCGTGCTCCTTATGTAGTTTATCGAATCTACCGCACTCTTCTCGAGAGTTTTCCATTCGATCCAAGACTCTACATTTTGTTGGAGCCACTCAACATCGTAATCCTCCAAATTTATCATCCACATTGAGTCCAATAAAGAATCAGTCAACCTATCATCTATTTTTAAAAGCTTTGCAGATTCCCTTACCTGAATTTTACTTGGTATCTGCTGGTATTTTTTCCAGAATGATTTTATAACTTTAAAAGCTTCTTGATAGTCCGAATTCTTAAAAAAGCTAACGTCAGTAGCATCTATATAAGCCGGATTATCTATAACCGATCTAAACCAAATATTTTCTAAGTGTTGATTTTGCATTTTTTAATAGTGCGGATTGTCCTTTATTTTATACCAATTTTTATTTCCTATACTTTTTTCAGTTTTTTCAAATATTCCAGTCTCTATTAATTCTTTTACCAATTTGCCATGATTAGTTTTCTTCCAGTCTGGCTCTAAGAATGAATTAAATGTCTGATATGAAAATTCCCCGTCGGGTCTCCCGTCCTTAACTAAATAAAGATTCAATTCGTAAATTATGTCCTCCTTAGTTGGATATTCAGGCAGATCCTTCCATACCCCGAGAAGATATTTTAATTTAAGCTTTCTCTTCTCCATTAGACTCAGTTGCTTCTTGCTCCTCTGAACTACTATTTACTAAATCTTCTAGTTCTGAATCGTCAAAAAGATCTGGTAATTTAAAGTAAGGTTGTATAACATTCTTGTCTAATTGCCTAAGTACGTCTTCAGTAAACACCTCAGAAGTAAATATTTGCGTTGACGTAACGGTTTTTCCTAAGTGTCTAACTGCCCATCTTGGGGATGATTCATTAGGAATAAATTCCATTTCGCCAGTCTTTTTATCAACCTCTAATTTTCCTTTCTGTATTCCGCAATTTTCCCAGGAAACAAAATCTTGTAATCCAACATACGGATTCATACCATTTATGAATGAAATATGAAACTTAACAGCATAAGGTCTAGTGAATCTAGCTTTTTTAGGTGTCGACGTAACAACAATACCAGTTTTAGTATCTCCTTCTTTAAGCTGAGCTTTAGATAGCATAATCACGTTGCTCATAGAAAAGATAGGTCCATCGCCACCAGAAGCTTCTTTTGTTGGCATAAATCCTCCGATGTTACCTGTGGTTGTGTGATTTGTACATATGAGAGGGATTTTAACTGCAGTAAGATCTAAGGTAATAACTCGGAATAGAGATCTTAATTCTTTAGATCTAACACCCATGTCCATTGCACTCCTACCCTTTAGTGCGTCTCCTGTTTCCTTATCCGTTGATAACATACCCAATGAATCTAAAACTAGGGCAATCTTAGGATCTGCACCATCTTTTCTGTATGCTTTAACCTTGTCAACTAGATTAGCAACAAAAACTTTAAAGTCAGAGATAGTCTTAATCGGTTGGTATCTAACTTTTGTTGTGTCTATACCGAATTTTTTAGCACCCGATTTATCAATTGCTCCTTCAGTATCGCAGTAAATTACGTTATAATCTTTTCTCTGTGCCTCTCTCACGATGTTCATACATAGGAAAGATTTACCTGTTTGTGGATCTCCTGCAATACCCATTGATCTATTATTTGCTATGCCGCCAAACAGTGTTCCTGATAGTTGGGCATTTAGTAAATAATTTCCAGTTGGTATCCAATCGGTAATCTCAGAGAATTTATTATTCTCTAATATAGATCCCATTTCAAATCCGTCGATTTTAGACAGTTGTTTATCAAGTTCTGCAAATGAAAATTCCTTCTTAGCCATATTAATTAAATTATTTATTTATTTTACATCTAGGATCTCCTAATGATTTCGGGATCCTCTAAATTTTCATTTCCGAATCTCCCGTCTATTTCACTAAGGACATACAAATCTTTTCGCGTTTCTCTAGCAATATTTTGAAGGGATGCCATATCTTTCATTACATCGACATCTCCACACCAAACTTTTCCCTCACCTAAAACAAAAATATTAGCATTAAAGTACGCATCATTATCCGGATATTTTTCTCTATAACTAGATTTAGAAAAAGAAACCATCCTACCTAAATTAAATCCCTCTTTAATAAAGAAATCACTCATATCATCAATTTTTAATTACATACATTTATTATACACGGATTTTTTATTTTGGTCCTAGAATCTTTTAAAAATTGATTATTTTATAGCATTTTTTAATACAAGTAGTCTTGAGCACGTTTCGAAATTTTGGTTTATTTCGTTCCATTTTATTAGATAATCTAATAATTTGGTAGTGACACCTAGATCTTGTTTTAGAGATTCCTCTAAGAGATATGGCGAGGAAAGCCACAATTTGCTTTTTTTATCAGGATCTATAGAGTACTCAGGTTCATCTATATGTAAAAAAAATCTACCATCGGCAGATTTTTTAATATATCTTTTAACCTTTCCCATATTATATTATACGGGAAATTTAAATAAAGTTTCTTCCTAGAAGATTTTTTCTTTTACTATCTGAGATACTTTTAAAATGTAAGCACACTTTTCATATTCTTCAGTAGACTCAAAGTGAGAAATCAATCTTTCAAAAAGGTCTGTTTTTAAGAATTTATACAAAGGACCTTCTTTTTGAAAGGCTTTTTCTCCTTCGACTTCTATATACGAATAAAGTTTTCGTGACTGTTCGTCATACATTTTATCAATCTCTTCTTCAAAATTCATATGTTTTTTAATTTCTTCTGGTTCCATTTTGTTTTTTATTTTATATACCAAACGTAGAGTATAAGGTCCTTTTAAAAAAACGATTCCGCTAATATTTTTGGTAGTTTGTAAATATCTCCTCACCCATTTCTATATTTCTAGTTGCAAAAAATATTATTTTATTTTTTTTTGTATCAGTTTCCCAATCTGCGCTATATGAATTGTCAGAATGATTAAAAATACTACCGAATCCTAAACATATGACTAATCCACTTTCTCCTTTAGGCCAACTAAAAAAATGATCCCTTAATATTTGTGGATATGATAAATCCTCCGGAACTTTTATATAGTAACACTCCTCCAGGATTTCTCCTGCCTTTATTTTTTCTGCTGCAAAAACCCCCCTTCCGTGAACAGGGGAATCGTCTACATATATTTTATTAGATCTATAAAGCATATCACTTATACTATTCAGGAATTAAAAATTTCATAGAAGGGATATATACAATAAAAAAGTATGAATAACATTCTTTCCTTAGAGGACTATTTATTCGAAAATGAATCCCCTGTATTTTTTACTAATGAGCAAATTAATGAATCTCTAGAATGTCTTAATTCTGATGATCCAGCATTAATGGAGGCTTGGTATAATACCGTTCTAGATTTTGCAGCGCTTATTCCTGGAGTAGGATCAATAGCAGAAGGGATAAATTTAGTTTCTTATGCTAAACAAGGAGAATATCTATTAGCTGGACTATGTGCAATAGGTCTTATTCCACTTTTTGGTCAATATATTGGAGCTGGTGGGACTCTTTTAGTTAAAGCTTTAGGAAAAGGTAAAGCGATAGGAGCTTCTATATTAAAGCCCCTTATAAATTTGGTTGCCAAATTCTTCCCTAAAATAGTGGCTTTCTTAAAAAGCGTTAAGTTTATGACTAAATTTACTGGAATAGGTCCATTTATAGGAAAAATGATAGGCTCCCTTAAGAACTTTGTAATGAGGGGAGGATCAAAATTAACTACCCTTGCATCTAATCCCGCTAGAGTTAAAGAACTAACTAAATCAGTAAGAGATATTACACGGGAGTCTAAATTTGTAAAAAAAACTTATGACTGGATGTTCGGTCCAAAGGATCAGCCTAAAATATCAACCACTCCTACAACTGCAGGATATGGAGGAAATATTAACATCTCTCCAGAATATCAAATACCAGTTCCTAAAGATGCTTATATGGCTTATCGAGGAACTCCTCTTAGAAACATACGACCTTATACAGATTCAGAAATATCTCAAGCAGAGATGGCTCAGGATTGGGAAAGATATTTATAGAAAACTACAAACCCAGGATCTCTCCTGGGTTTTTTGTGTAGTAAGGTTTAGATCTTAGATCCGCAATTAGGACAGAATTTCCAAGTTTGCTTTTTCATTCTAGTTCCACAATCCGTGCAGTAGTTTCTAATTGAAGAAGACTCTAATGGTTTTTGCGATTCCGGTAATATTCTATATTTAATAGTTGTTTCTGCTATATCCATAAAATTTGCAGAAACACTTCTAAATTCTTGATTACTAAATTCACCCATTTCAACTCTCCCAGTTTCCAAACTATTACTAGCATTACACCCTTTTACAGAATCATTTGTCATACTTGTAGTAGTAAATAAATTGTTTATGGTGGATCCACCTAAAGAGAAGTTTGAATCTGAACAGTAAGATCCAAAGACATCGGAGCTATAATAAATTCCAGTAGATCCCCCGATGTTAGTGCCAATAGTAATAGAAGGATTATAAGGGGGTACTCCTTTAAAGTAATCTCCATAATTTACACGAGGATTGATATAATTAGATTCTTTATAAAAAGAAACCTCTAACATACCATTATCAATTATAGCGTTAAGAGCCTCGTTGGATTTATCGACTTCATAAGTTTCGAAAAGAAACTTATTATTTGTGTCTATAAATCTTTCTAGATAAACTCTTTCTCCTGGCCTTAATATAATACCAGATTCGGAAATACTCTTACCGTTTAGATTGATCTTCGCAAGGACCCTTGCTGTTGTGGGATTGAATAATTCAATCTCGAAATTTTCCCCGTCTTTAAGATAGATGGAATCTCCGTAGATCTTAGATCTATTTCTGTTTCTTGTGATGTGTGCGGTACAACACCCCACATTCACGCTTGGCGTTGAATAATACATAAAGATTATTTTATTTGGCCCCTTCCTTCGCGTCCATTTCTGAAAGCTCTACGGTTTGTTGACCGGGAAGTGACTAGAAACCTCTAGTCCTATTATTATATAACCACGTTAATAAAAGTTTCCGAATTTGGCTACTGGAATATACTCTTTAACAAGATCCGAGTGTATTAGCTGTGGAATTCTTTTGTATTCTTTGTACCATTTGTTACATACATAGATTTCCTTACCATTTGGATCGTCTATTATTTCGACCACATCATACTCCGCTTCTTCAAAAGGACCTATAGCTTTAGTAATAACTTTACCTATTACTGGCATTCTTGTTACGTCATCTCCACTATATTCTAAATTTTCTTTTATAGCGAAATCTTTTAGTTTTTTTATTTCCATTTTACAGCATTTATTCCCAGCGGAACGGTGTTAACGTTAGACTGTTTATTTTTTTCGGTGTTTTCTAAATCCTGTTGTTGTATATCTTGATTTAGATATGGATCTTCTATTGAATCTAACAAGCCTCTATAATATTCTAAAGGTTTTTTAGATCTATACGATTGCGTGTCGGCGAAAGCTCCAGAGAAATTACCAAGAATGTAATTATTATTATCATCCTGTTCCTCCTCGCTATTAAAAATCTGATCTATATACTCGTAGTAATCTTTTTTAGATTTACCTCCATCGGAAGGAAAGCTTTTAAAAGTTTCTACGTTCTTGCCAATTACATAGGAAGGGAATTCCCATTTCCAATCTTTCCTAATTGTTTCGGGATAAAAAGTTATAGATGCAAAATCGCCCGCTGATAACTCTCCTTTAAGATTCATTTCATTTATCCATGTTTTATAAAAAGCTCTAATTAAATCTAATTGATCAACGTTGCTCATTTCTAAAACGTCGTTTGGTGAATAATTTTTTCCTGTATCTGGATTAATAAAATTCTTTAGCACAGAGGGAATAAAAGATAGAAGGCCGACTTGGCCTGACATCTCATCTTTATATTTAGAATCGAATCTGCTCTCGTGAAATATAGTGTGTAAAATCCATTGGGGCTTTACACCAAGCTCCTCTGATATCTTTATTAATTTCTTTAAAAACTTATTACGATTTTCTTTGATGTAACTCATATAGGGAAGCTCAGTAACAGTTTCCATTTTATACGAGGCGGGGTCTATTTTTTCCACCTTTACATTTTCAAATAAAGAAAAGTTTTTAAAGTCTTTTAGATGTCTCAACATCCATTATATATCATCGAATCAAATTCTTAAGCATAGGTTTTTCTGAAGCCCATGCGTGTAAAGATGTTATGTGCATTGTTAACATTCCTGGTTTAACATCTTTCCAGTTTTCTTGATCTTTTTTCTTACACTCCTCAATAAGCCAAAACACCTTCTTAGCACATAAATAGATATCATCTCTAAAGTGTCTAAAGAAATCACAGGATCTAATATAATAAACTACATGAACCCAATCATCTCTTCTTATAAAGTGATACCCTATTGTACAAGGAACTCTTTCTCCGTGGACGGAGCCTGTGTCTTCCGGATACCATATCGGAAGAAATGCTTGCCTAGTAAAAGGTTCTCTAACCATAAGATTAATAACATCTGCAAAATCCCCATAATGGTATCTTATTCCTTTTAATGTTACCCCAGATTTTCTAGTTGGTGAATCCTCTTCACCATATTTTCCCCATATTCTTTCTGGATATGTATGTGAGAATTTTTCATACCCCCCGAATTCAGTATTATTTTTCTGTGCATAAGGCCAGCGAACGTGTGAGGGCGGAGGATTAAGAGGGGATCTACTAACTCTTTCCTCGAAATGTTCATCTGCCCAAGCAAAATTTGGTTTTATCTGCTCTCCAATAACTTTGATATCTGGAGACATCTGACACGAAAAGGATAAGTTCAACGTCTCGATCATAGCATATTTAGGATCGTGTTTAATCTCTTTTCCTTGCCATTTTTCAGTATGGACAGTATAAGAATAATCATACATTTGTTCAGCGGTCCATCTAATGACATCATTGAATCTCCCAAATTTTTTCATTTATGCTATTTTATTTATTATATGGTGCTTTTTTAAAGGTTTCCTATTTATGAAATCTATCAAACGAATTTTTTGATATTTTATTGAACCGCACTTTGCCAATAAATTCTCCTATAGTAAGACAATCCGTATAACTCATTGCAGATTTTAGATAATCTTGAAAATTTTCACACCAACTACTCAATGTGTATTCAACTTGCTGCATTTTATAAATCCCTTCAGATGTTTTTAATTCGGTTTTACCTAGACTTTTTTGCACATCCTTAGTTGACATTCCTCTAAACTTTTTAAAAAATTTCTTTCCCGCTTCGAACTGTAAAAGAACATAGATTGAATATTGATCTACCTTATCCCCCGGTTCTTTCCAAGATCCATGATCCTTATTCTCCTCGTATGTTTCTCCACAGCTTTCTAAAGCCTTATTAAATATACTTCCAAGCATTACATAGTCAGCTCCTAGCGCTAAAGCTTTTATAACATCAGCATATTTCTTGAATCCTCCGTCTGCTACTATTTTAGTTGAAAGGTTTCTTTCTTGTTGTATCTTAGCAGTTTCATGGATAAGTGATGCCATTGGATATCCTACCCCAGTCTGTACTGTCGTTAAACACCCAGCTCCGTTACCAATCCCCATTCTAACATAATCAGCTCCAGCATTAGCTAATGATAAAAACGTATAAGGATTTGCACAATTACCTACCATTATAACTAGGCTTCTCCCATAAATCCCTTTAGACTGTTCTAACAATTCTTTTACTATATTCATGTGACCGTTAGCTATATCAATTAGGGCATAAGCTTTTTCACCTAATCCTATATTAGCTCTGTTGTTTATGAATATTTTTTTAAAGTCGTCCAATCCATAAGAAAACCAAACTTTTGGATCTATTGAAACGTCTATGAGAGTGTATTCAGTTTTTCTTGGTATAATACTATAAATTTTGTTGGAATTAAAAACTAAATAGTTTTCCATGCTAATAACAGTGTCCATCGGAGCAGTAAAAAGGGGAAGCATTTGCTTTTCGTCAAAAACATCCACTTTTTTTCTGGATAGTATTCCTGTGTGCATTTCTGGTTCTATGAGTATATCGTCAAAATCAAATAACATAATTTTATTTTTTACTTACATTATAGAGGGATCACACATAAAAAATCCAATAAATTCTAGGATTTTTTAACTATTCTGGTAAATATGCTGTCCAGACATCTATCCCCTTTGAAAAATTCTTGATAAAATACCCATATCCCGGCTTAAATGGTTTGTGTCTCATTTTCATTCCAGCTTCCTCTGGGGTTCTGTCTCCCTTTTTACTGTTGCATTTTGAACAACAAGTAGCAAGATTTTCCCAAGTGTTTATACCTCCTCTAGATTTAGGTCTGACGTGATCTATGGTGAGTTGCTTCGTAGAATCGCAGTATAAGCACTTTAATTCGTCTCTCTTAAATATGTTCTCCCTCGTGGGTTTTAGCTTCTTAAAAGGCAAAACAACGTACTGTAGAAGCCTTATAACTGAAGGTCTTTTGTAAATTTTTTGGTCAGTAACTATAGGATTTTCTTCATCATGCTCTAGTATTTCAGCTTTACCTTTGTATACAAGTTTAAATCCCCGAGCAAAGTCGGTAACGCTTACTGGCGTAAAGTCATTATTTAATACTAGCACTTTCATAACTACATTTTTACATACTGGTCTTCTTATTTATCTTTGTTTTTCCCCAAAGATTCGAACCTCGATTCTGTGGACCAAAACCACATGTCCTGCCAATTAGATGAGTGGAAAATATGAGCCTTCGACGTATCGAATCAATGCTTATCTATATGTCAATGTTGCGGAAAGAACTGGGATCGAACCAGATACCAATTAAGGTACGATTCGCTTAGCAGGCGAGCCCCGTCACCGTCTGGGGTTACTTTCCTTTTTTGAGTATTTTTTTAATTTTTTTAAATATTGCTTTACTAATTGTAAAACTATACCCCTCTCTTCTAAAATTTTCTTTACTTGATGCTAAAGTTCCTTTTACTATTACTCTTTTATCAATGGGCTTTATTTTTTAATTTTTTGGGGTCACGACTAAATTCGAACCAGTGTAATCGGTTTTGCAGACCGCCGCCTAACCACTCGGCCACGCGACCTTATTTTAGAAGCCGCGACTCGATTTGAACGAGTATCTGATGATCCGTAGTCACCAATTCTAATCCATTGAACTACAGGGCCAGCTGCACAAAGGGTGGGACTAGAACCCACAACCCCTGGTTTTGGAGACCAGTGCTCTATTCAATTAAGCTACCGATGTGTGTAAAGGAAAGAGGAACATGGTTGCGTGGACATCCCCTTTTACGATTGGCTTTACTTAGGTGTATATCTTCCAACTCCGATGATTCCAGCCGATATACACTCTCGTGCTATTGGAATCATCCTTCCCCAATCAACCTTTGTCAAGTATGTTAAAGAACAAATAAAAAAGGCTTCAAAATAATCGAAGCCTTTTCCAAAATATCTATTTATGATCTCCTGTATCTAGCTTCGATCGGGTTTTTTCCCCTTAGCCCAAAACGCCACCGTTTGATAACAGCCATTAATCTGACTTTTCATGCGGGTGATGTTATGTTTACTACAGTTTTTCATTCTTTCTTAAATATCTTTATTCTGATATTGTTTCACAAATTTAAAACAATTATTTTGAATAAAAAATGATTCTTGATATTTTTATTAATATTCTGGCTCGATTATTTCCATTCTGCCAATATATCCACACTCAGACACTTCAGATATTTCACTGAATTTATAATCTACATTTGTTGATTCGTAGGAGTTATAAAAGATTTCGGAATTTTTTTCAATTTTCCCTTCCCTTAATAATCTTACTATTTCATCAATTCCTTCCTCTTCCAATTTCTCGCTAACTATCTCCAAAGCATCTTCATAATTTTGTGTACTCGGACTTCCCTCTTCATCTCCATCCATAACTTTATAAAACATTGATAAAGCAAAAACTACTGCTTCTTTTTCTGTTTTACCAGTTCCGACAGATGTAAATATTGTCTTAGCATCTGGGTTAGTGTGATCTACATCCATCGTAAATCTTTTTAAAACTTGTTTCCCCATAATAAAATTTTTAATGTTAAACTTATACATACACTATATCACAAAAGTAGGGAAATATAACGGCCCTAAAAAAAGATCTTTAAGGTTTAGTTGAAAATTTAACGATTTTCCCCCCCCCCCCCCTTATTTTATTAAAAAAACACAATCCTAGTTGGGATATATAGATAAAAGACAAGAAATGCAAAGAATTAAGCTATTTGAAAGTTTTTCTACCGAGGAACAGGAAATACAAAAGGTTTACGAGAATTGGTGTAATAAAAATCAATCTCTTATTTCTAGATTATACTCTATAAATGAGGCGGATGAGTACGGAAACGAGGAGGAAGAAACCTTAGATTGGCTAGATGATGAGACATTAAGTCCAGGAGAAATGACCGCTTTAGAAAGAGATCTACAAGTAATATCTAAGTCTCAACTTGCCGCTTTATATTTAAAAGCACTAGGACAACACGAATTTGGTGATCCAGAGAGATTAAGGGGTAGGAGAAGGAGAGAAGAATTGATTAGGGAGGACGTTTATGTTACAAGAATACGAGGAATAGAAAATTTCTGCAGTGAAGACTACAGTACAGGTAGGCTTTTTATAAGACCTAGCGCTCTTTCTGATGCTATTGGACTAGAATCTTTAGGCACCACAACTAGAACAGTTAACAAATTTAGATTGTTAATGGATGGGGAATTCGGTGGAAGATACGATGAAGTTGTTTATAAAAAAATAATAGATGCCTTTAATTATTTAAGCAATCAATCAGTAGAGGTAGTACAGAATATAGCTGCAGAGGCAATACAAAATGCTGATGAGTTTACTATGCAAAGATCAAGACTAAAAGAAACTGGTATTTCAAAAGCTGATTCCCTAGTAATAGGAAAATCTATGTATTCAATTTTTAAAGATTTTTTCAACGAGCCTTTCTTTAAGAAGGATGTATGTAAAATCCAAAATATAGTGGTAAAAAAAATGGGGGAAACTAAAAGATTACCAGCGGATCAACTACTTAACTGCTATAAAAATTATCTGATTGATCAAAAAATGCTAAATAAATTTCACTGGTGTGATCTTTATAAAAAATCAGACTACGGAGTATACTAATCCAATATAGAAGATTACATGGAGCGCTGCTATGAATAATAAAAATTTATAGTGGCGCTTTAAGTATACAAAAGGATTATTACAATCAACATATTTTACTCTCTCATAAAAATATCTACATCGATCAGAATCGGAGAATTCAAAGTTCATTCCAGTCCTATCTAAAAGATCCGAATTTTCTTTAGCCTCCCAATTGTAATGTATCTCATCTATCATACACATTTCTAGTACTGTTTCCCTAGTTAATATTATTCTCCGATGTTCGGCAATAAGAATAAATGAAAAAATAGGGGCTAAAAAATAAGTTCCCAAGAAGTATTCTAATGTAGAAGAAAAAAGTATTAGAAACGAATAAAATACTATGCTTGATTTTTTAGTGGTAAAGAACACAGGGATTGAACCAAACATCATAGAGGTTTCCTCACATTCGTTGTACAGCGACACGTAAAAATCTTCTGATTTATCTAACATTTTAATTAATTTTTGTTTTACAAAGATAGAAATTGCCAAAGAATATAAAAAATGATTCACTCCCTTATTTCAAAAAATTAATGATTTTATCTTTTATACCACACTGCTTATCTTTAAATACGAGTTTCTCAAGGGTACCAGTTGTAGTAGTCTCTGGGGGAATCGAACCCCTCTTTCTAGGATGAAAACCTAACGTCCTAACCGACTAAGCTAAGGGACCTAAGTAGAGACGATGGGAGTCGAACCCATGACCGCATGCGTATAAGGCATGTGCTCTAACCAATTGAGCTACGTCTCTAAATATTTTTTTATGAATCTTTTAACTTGGGTGTGACTGACCTTGCATTTTTTTGATAGTCTAATTATATAGCCCCATTTATTATTCTCATTTTTAATATCATTTATCCTATTGATTATTTCAGAATGACTTAATTTATTAGTGTTATTTAAAGCCATTTTTTCTTTAGATTCTTTAGAATGTCTTTTACCCTTCATACCATTAGGGACGTGATCCATATGGTTTATCTTCGATCCATACCCAGCGCTAGGTAGAGGGCGGTATGTAGGTCCACCTGGACTCGAACCAGGAATACAAGCTTAGAAGGCTAGGGTTATATCCCTTTAACTATGGACCCATGAGCGGAGGATGTAGGACTCGAATCTACACATCGTTTGCACGATGAATAGTTTTCAAGACTGCGCCAGTACCAATTATGGTTTAATCCTCCTTATAATTTTATTTAACCAATATTTCAAAGAACATAAAAAAACCGGGACTTTTTAAAGGCCCCGGTTTTTAGTTTATAGTTATAGTTAAAACTAACATAGGACCTTTGGGGATCGTCTTATCGACGGTCTTAATATAGAGGGTATTATGTTAATTAATTTGTTTATTTAAGTGTTATATATTGTTCCTTTTGTTTTGTTTCACAAATATAGGCTATTTTTATTGATACAAAAAATGATTCGTAATCTTTTTTTGTATTTTTCACTTTTTTCTATAATTGCATAACAAAACAAATATTATGAAAGATAATTTAAGAAGATCCGCGATAGAGACATTAAAAATTATAGGCGTATGCGTACTCGCTTATCCGGTGGGATTAATTACTATGCTAATCCTAGGAGGAAATGCAGATCTTGCTATATCTATGCCTTTTATTAGTGGATTTATACACCAATCTCTATTACATTTTGTTTTTAATATTATTGCTATATTTCTTTTTCTTCTATATAAAGGAAATAAATATGATTTAAAACAAATAGTTTTGATAACTATAATAATCCAGTGTATTACTTTTTTACTTACGTGTGCATTAGGAATATCAGTATCTATTGGTATATCAGGACTGGTTTATCTTATGCTTACTAGATTTCTATTAGATTATAGAAAGATATTTATACCAATTTTAGCTATAATAGGTTTAGGAGAGCTTGTTACACTAAATGACCCCGATGGAGTATCACACTGGGGTCATTTAATAGGTATATTCTTGGGGATTTTTTCCCTAGGACATCTTAATATTGCGATCCAAAAACTTCTAAATCGTAATCATCGTATGATTCAACTGGTACATAATATTTTTGTCCCTCAACAATAATATACGATTCGAATATATCTTCGGATGTTCCTTGGTAAATCTCATGATCCCAAATACCCCCCCATATAGCGGATCCAATTGAAAGTATTTCTTTTCCTGTGTTAACAATTTTGTTCTGAGCTGTCTTAAGAGCATTACCAGCCGCAGTTTTTATCTTGTTAGCAACTTTTTCAGTTTTTTGAACTCCAGCTTTAATTGTGTTTGCTACTGCGTCAAATCCATCTTTTGTTGTTTTTACAATAGCATCCTTATTTTTTTTAAATGAAGATACCGAAGCATTATAAAAATCTGAAATGTCGTTTCCTATTTTAATTGCTATCATTTTAGCTGCTTTAGCTGCTCCGTATATACATTCTGCTGCAAAATTAGCAATTCCTTTAAAAGCTGTTTTAGCTATTTTGTAAGCTGCAACTGTTAAAGCTGCAACTGCTTGAAATGCTTTAGTTGCTAAATTAGCAACTTTGTATAAGCCTGTCATAAAAGCTTTAGCTACTGCTAAGGCATCATTTTTAATTGTATTAAATACTGCTTTACCTAATTTTTTAAAGTAATCATTAACATTTTTCATTGCAGTAACAATAGTAGATCCTACTGCCATAGCTCCTTTCTTAGCATATCCAAATATTGATGATGCTAATGAAAATAATCCATTAGCAATTGCTTCTGTTACAACATAAATACCTGCAGCAGTAAATATAACGACCTTTCCTGTAAATTTTGCTAGGTTTAGTAATGCCTCTCCGGTAGAAACTGAAACTTTTTTCCGAGCCTCAGCATAAGCTTTCATACCAGCTCCGATAGTAAGAAATGTGTACCGAGCTCCTTGTATAACTGCAGTTTTTACGGCTTTAACTGTATTGTACACGTTCTTATCGTTAACATCAAATAATCCGCCTTTTACAGTGTTTCCTGCTGGACCTTGTTCGTAAATGGCATCGTTAATAAATGATAACATTTCAGATTCTGTTAATTCAACGTAACTTGAATGGTTCTCGAAATTATATTCGCTGCTGTTAAAGCTATAACCCTCGTTTAGTTCGTTGAAATCGCTAAATGATAGTATTCTTGACATTTTGTTTTTTTATTTATAATGTATATATCCTAATTGGTTTTTTTTTTCTTTCCGCTTATAGAATCCCAAATAGGTTTGCTTTTAGATAATATGATTTTTGCAGTGGGTGCTATTCTATTTTGTAATTTCCTTAATGACTCTCCAGCTTCTTTTCTAAGTCTTGCTGAAAATATCTCGGTCTTTCTTACTCCCTTTTCTATTACAGAAGAAAGCTTTTCTATTCCCTCCTCTATTGTTTTATTTATAGGAACGTTTAGATTGTCTAGGGTATTTTGTGACACCTTATAAAAATCATCTATTCCCTGTCCTATATTTACAGATCTTATTTCTGAGTCTTTCGCTGTTTTATAAATACAATCATTTAAAAAATCTGGTATTGTTTTAAATGATGATGTCGATGATTTATATGCTCCAACTACTAGAACAGATACAGCTTCTGAAGCTTTAGGAGATTCTTCCGATAGCTTATAAAGGTCCTTCATAATGATTTTAAAAATCTCAGATGAATTTTCTTTAATATTATTAAAAGTCTCTTCTCCCTTATTTTTGTAATAGATGTTTATTTTTTTAAAGGTATAAATAACGCTAATTCCAGCGGTTATAGATCCTTCCTTTACATAAGAAAATATAGATGAAGCCATAGTTATAATACCATTACCTGCAGCTTCAGACATAACATATATTCCAGAATCAGAGAAAACAAGAGTTTGGTCTTTTTTAGAAGCCATCTTTGAAATTATGTCCCCTATTTTTTTATCTGTCTTAGCTACAGATTCTGCGTAAGTGCTCATACCGCTACCTACACATATAAATGTATATTCCTTCCCGTTGATAGTTGCAGTTCTTAAATCTTTTATTGTTTGATATGCTAGATTATTTTCTAGATCGAAAATGGCAGATTTACTTTCTGTAACCTCTGCTTCAAAAAGAGAAAATTCTTTAAAATCTAGTATTTTTTCCATTTTATATTAGCTTACACAGAACAATACTTTATGAAAATCTGGGAGATACTTTCTTTTGAATTTTCCTAGGTATCCTGATATATTTTCTGCATTTTCTTCGTCCTGCATATCTGATACAACATAAAAAGTTGAAGAATCTATAAAATCTAATGTTTTTGTGTAATAGAAAAAAAGGTCACTCGATTCTTCTTGCTCTTCCTCATAGGAATCATCTTCTATATCTATGCAATCACACAATTCAGGCTCTTCATATTTAAATTCATCATAGCCTGAATATATTTTTATAGACATTATTATCCCTCAATTAAAACCTTTTTAAGTTCATAAGCTCCTGCGGATCCCGGAATTTCGTCATAGTATCCTATAAATGAATATTGTCTACCATCAGAGCTTGAATCTGGAATCATTTCTATAGCACTAATCATCTTTTTCCCCATGTACTCTGGATCTATTGCATATCCTACTGTAACGGTTACTTCCTCTCCCTCCGGATTAATAAATTTTACTATATAATCACCTTCTTGTCCTTCTGGAGTTGAAACGAAATCTGTAGATTCTGCTTCGAAGCTACCATTCTCCATATCGCTTGACATTGTCTCCATATTAGGTTCTGCCATGACTACCGGATCCATTTCTACTTCTCTAACGAAGCTTTCGTATATTCTAAGGTGTCTCATTTTTTTTTATTTTATATATCCTTTTATCTACCTTAAGATCTATAAGGTTTTTTATAGTGTTTAGCATTCTTACTAACACTTGTTTTACATTTAGAATGTATGCCCGGTCTTTTTTTCTAGGTTTTCTTATGTGATTTTTTTAAGAGTCTAGAGATTTAATTTTTGCCATTATTTAAGGTTTATTTTATCTTTTGTCCTCAATGAGGATTCAACTATTACCCTTTGGATAATATCGTAAAATTTCTTTTTTCTTTCAGGATCTTCTGATATAGAGCTATTAGTAACAAACATCCTTATATCGTTTTTTGTTTTTTCTGATAGGATATTTAATATCTTAATTTCTTCTTCCATAATTTGAAATATTAACGAGGCCCAATAAATCCTCTCTGATTAAACATGTTCTGATTTACCCTTAAAGCAGATCCATCTTCTACAGATTTTAATAATAATGTGTACTCGTCTACTTTATCTACTATAAAAGACGTACCCAAGTATGTTACTTTATCGCCTCTCTTAAGATTAGTTAATGGATAGGGTTCACCGTATTTTTTTACAGGCTCGTTCATTCCCATGTCTATAACATTATAGTTCTCGTATGTTTTTATTATTTTCATATAAGTATTTATCTTATTTGTAGAAAAAAACCACAAAAAATCCCTATCGCTAGGTATTTTAAAAAAAATAGTAAAAAATTAAGATTCTATAGAATCCCAAGCTTCTATTATGGCGTTAGCAAATAATGGCTCTTTTCCCGTCCAGCCAGCTAATATAGCACCTCTATAAAGATTTTCTGGTAGAACTGTGTTGTTGTATCCCGCAACTTGAACAGTGAAAACATTAACCTTAGGATTAACTGTTCTTCTATATTCCTGCACCATTGCCAGTACGTCTACATGAACGTCACCTTTACCACTATGCCCATAAGGTGAACTTCCTACTGTATTGCTGTGTCCATATAGCCCACCGTGTCCAGCCTGCATATCCGAGTAGATAAAAACGTTATCATAATGGACTTTATTTTTTATAGCTTCGTCCCAGAAAATCCAAATTCCATTTTCTGTTCCGCCCCCTTGTTGTCTTCCCCTCTCAGACGTTTCCTCTAATTGTGTGAGTATACCATTTCTTTTAGAAACTTCTTTTAATGAAAGATTGTCACCAAATACTCCTACAATACCTTCATCGGATTGTAAAGCAGTTGTTAATGATGAAAGGTTAGCTATTTCCGCCACAGTAACCGCTCCATATTCGCTATTGAAAGATCCCCAAGCAGATCCGGAGTTGTCGGAAAGACAAGCAGTTTTCCCTTTTAATTTAGGCATATTAGTTACTGAAATATCTAAACACTCCTCCAGAGTATCAAGAACAAGCTGCTTGTGGTGTATATCCGAATTTTGTACTGCCTTAAAGGCTGACCAATATCTAAATGGAAATTGTTTTCCACTTTCAACACCGGATTTTAATTGGGATAAGATTCTCGCTGTAATTGTACGATCTTCTACCTCAGTAAATATACCTCTGAGGTTTCTTAACAAGGCCATATGAGGGATAAGAATTGTATCCGTTATTTCCTTCCATGTTTTTCCTTCGGATCTTAGGGTTTCCCAGGTTTTTTCAGTCTCTTTTAATTTTAATGTACCAGTGGACATTAACTCATTAATGTCCTCTCCTTTTGCGTGAGATATACGTACAAGGTCTATTAGTCTTTTCCCTTTGTACTTATTTAATTGATATCTGCTAAATTCACCAAGTTTTTCTGCCCATGTTCTTTTAACTAAAGAAGAAAGGCCCTTTTTACCCGCATTCTTGTACATATAGTACTCAAATTGATTTGTTAAATCATCAGGTCTAAGCGAAATACTCTTACCCACATTTTTCATGTATCCTGGGTTACTCTCGTTAAACCCTGTTCTGTTGCTGTGCTGTGATGCTCTTATGAATATAAACGCAGGATTAAGTCTCATAAAGAATTTATTTCTTAATTCTAAAGCAAGATCTAGGGTTTCTTTAAAGTCATAGTCAAGGGCAGAGTCTATCGCATTTTCAAAAATTTCAACAGAGGTTAAATCCGATTTATACATCGGGGAAAATATTGAGTATTTAGAAAGGGTGCTAAGATTACTAGGCGCTTTTAGTCCGTCACGGTAATATTGCGGTTCTCCAAATATAGAGGAAGCCGCTACAATTCTTAATCTGTCTAGTGGATTGATCTCATAGGATGTTCCCCCCATAAAGTTCTCCACTGCAAAAGATCCATAAACTGAATTCTGCGCAATTTGCGTTGCTGTTTTTTTATCTGCGTAATTACTCAACTTTGACATATAGTTGTTTTAAAAAGTTACTAAAATAAAAAAAAGGGGTTCGGTCGCTTAAGCGTCCAAACCCCTTAGTGGTTGTTCCGAGAAAATTGATTTCGAGGATTTTTAGAGTCTAACAATATATGAAGTATCTCAAAATCCCGCTTCGGAACAGTTCTAAAATCCGAGAATATTAATGAAGGGTGTTTTTTCTTTTTCCTAATATTGAAGTAACCCTCCATTCCGCTTCGGAGTTTATTTTATATAATTTTTTTCTTGAGAAATCTTTAAAGAGTGGTCCCTTCTTACGTGAGGTAATCGTTCCCGTATTTCTAGTCAGTGAATTAAACCAACCTACTGTAATTTTCTTCCCCTAGGAAGCGTTCTTCTGTAGGATTACTAAGACCTTTAGTTAGATAAACAATAAGAGCTGCTTATCGATCGCTGTTTTTAAATTATTGAAGTAACCCCTTAAACCGCTTCAAGAAAAATATGTATGTTAAAGAACGTTTTATTTTTTATTAAAATATATCGCAAATATAAACAAAGTTTCAATTTAAAACCCGATGTTCCTCTAGAAATTTTTTAATCTGGTCTCCATTTTTTACACCAGCAAATCTAGCGATTTCTGTTTCTCCTTCTATAAGTACGCAAGTGGGAATATTTTTTATGTTAAATTTTTTTGCAGACTCTCCTGCCTCACCGACATCAGCTTTTACTATTTTTATCGTGTTGGATAATTCCTCCTCTACTTTCTCGAGTGCGGGTTTAATTATTTTACACGGTCCGCACCAGTCTGCAGAAAAAAGAACTAAAGTTTTTTCCCCGCTTTTAATTGATTCATTTAGCTGTTCATCATTAATAATTTCCATTCGATTTGATTATTTGGTATGGTATATAACCATTAGGACACAAAGAATCCCGCCTTAAAGAGGGACTTTTTTTATATTAATTTATATTAAATCTTGGAAGAAATAGGACCTTGATTTAAATTCTCTTCCTCTTTTTTATCAATGGTCTCCGCTTCGTTAACAGGTTCTTCTTTTTTCTTCTCTTCGTATAAAGCCGGACCCTCTTCTATACTATCGGAGGGATTGACATTTAGTTTTTTTATAAACTCTGGAGAAATTAATAATTCTCCGCCTTCTCTAGTTTCCGATACTTCCCCCGAATTTTCTTGTGCAGCTTTCTGCTGATCCTCAATCATTTTTAAAAGCTTTTTCATCCTAGTTTTTGATAAACCTTTTGGTTTCTGTTTGTACTTTACCGGTTTACCATTCTTTTTTCTTACACGACTTTTAGTAGACATATTTTTTATTTATTT